GTCAGGAGCCTGTAAATGATCTTAAAAAACCGCAGGTCAGAGCCTTGATCACGTTGAAGATGGGCCATGGTCACCATGCATGCGATCTTGACCATCCTCCCATTGTCACGGAGGGTGACCGGGCACTGATCACCATCTGCCGGTGACCACCCGCCTCGCGGACTCCCCCCGCTTCGCGTTGCCCTTACGTGCGCCAGCCCGCAGGTTGCACGCGGCATGCGCCAGTCCGCGATAGCCGGTGCGGTCATCGTTGTGATCGAGCTGAAGGGCACGCGGGTCGCCATGCATGGGCTGACCGCATCGAGCACATAGATCACCATCATTGAACGCTGCGATGGCTGCGGCTCTGGCCTGCTGGTGCCGCCACCCGTAGCCGCGCTCGGTGGTGGTACGGCTGGGCTTGCGTGCTGGGCGGTGTGCCGCGTGGCCACATGCCCGGCTGCAGTACTTGCGCCCTGGCCTGCCCTCGAACGTGGTGCCGCACCGCTGGCAGCTGATCGCGATGCGGGTGGTCGGCCGGCCTGGCGAGGTGGGTATGCCGTGCTGCTTGCGGCAGCTCTGGCACATGCGCTGGCCTGCTGGTAGTGCGCCGGGTCCGCTCCACAGCAGCTTGCCGCATGATGCACATGGGGTGTCAGGGCGCTTGGCCATGGTCACCACCCCGAGAACGCGAGAAGCCCGGCACGATGGTCGGGCTCCAGAGACAGCTATGTCCGTGTCTGATCAGCCTGACATGTCACTGACCTGCGACGCAAGCTAGCCGCGCCCGCTGGCCAGGATGTCAAGGATCACAATGCTGATCGGCAGGGATACGAGCACGTAGACGAGGGCAATGATCACAGCTCGATCCCGTTCTGCTCGGCCACCGCTTCGACCGTGCGGCATGGCCAACTCGGCCGCTCTGCCTCGTATCCGTCGAAGTCGTCGCCTTGGCATTCGCCGCGTTCGTCTTCGCTGTGCAGGTCGAGGATGGCGCGTGCGAGCGGGTCGGTCAGTGCGGCGAGGCGCTGGCGTGCGGCGTCGAGTTTGGCCTTGCGCCGTTCGTCTTCGATGAGCACGTCCTGCACTGTCGGGCCGCTTGGCCGGATGGCCCGGCGGATGAACTCCTGGCGGCCTTCGTCACTCATGGCCTCCACTCCTCACCAGGTCGCTCGTCGGTCAGCCATCTTCGTCTCGATCCATTCGCCCGGCTATCACCTTGGTGAGCTGCATACAGGCGAAGCCAACCCAGATGCCCATCGAGAATCCCCACCACCATTGCGTCATGCGCTCACCCTCTCACCAGCGAGCAGTTCGATGACGTCCCCGACGCGATACAGCGGCCGCCCTCGCAGGTCCGTCCCGTGCGCCACGATCCGCCCGCGCTGCGCCCACTTCCATACCCGGTCCGGCGTGACCGGCTGACCCAGCGACGTCAGCGCCTGAGCGATGAGCGTCGCCCCGGCCAGCGTGTCCTCGGCCGCTTCCAGCAGATACCCGCGACGCTCCGCTACGTCGTACTGGGAGCCGCAGGCCGGGCAGGTGACCATGGCCGCACCGGGCCGAGCGTAGATGTCCTCAGTGCAGACACATGGGCCCGCGTACCAGCGTTCGGCGTGCCGGTCGATGGCCCGCTCCGCCTGCCGCACCGCACTCGTGATCTCGTCGTGCGCCTCGTCAGCGGCCGGATGCCGGGTGAGGCGCTCGTGCCGCAGCCACAGCCAGCGCGCCATGGCCTGCAGGGTGTCGTCCGGCCACGGGCCGAGGCGGATGATGCCGCACGAGACGTGCTCGCACTGCGGGCAGAACGGGCCGAAGCTTCCCGAATCTCGCTCGGCCAGGACCTGGACCCAGCCCACCAGGGTGGAGCGCAGCACCCACGCGGCCTCGGAGGCGCGCTCGCCGTACGGCAACGGGATGACGGTCGAGCCTCCGCCGACGGTGCGGCTGGCCTGCCGGGACAGGCTGACGCGGAGCTGCGCGGCGAGGAACGGGACATCATGCAGGGCGCGGACGAGCTGCCCGGCGCACGCCCCGCAAATCTGGGAGGTGCCGGGCATTGACCTATCGCAGCGTTCGATCGGGCACGGGATGCTCAATGGTTCTCCTTCGCCCAGGCCATGGTCATCTTTGCCTCGGTGTGCGCTTGATATGGGTGCCGGTGCCCCGCCGTGCTTGGGTCGGCGGGGCACCGGGCTGTTACTTGATCTGGCCTGCGCTGGTGGAGGGCTTGGCGTCGCCGGACTGGACGATCAGCGGGGGCTGCCGCAGGTTCATCGGCGCGTCGCTGTAGGCCCACTGGCCGCACCACTCGTGCATGACGCTGTTGGTGTCGAAGAAGAACACGCCGAGCGACGAGCACTCCTCCGGGCCGTAGGAGCCGTCGTCGCCCATCGACTCGGTGGTGGTGTTGCCGCCGCCGCCGGAACCCTGGTCGTAGTTGATGTTCTGCGGCGGGGTGAGCTGTGAGCTGGTCGAGGAGACCTTGCCCTTGATGGTGAAGTAGGCGAGGACCTGGCCGTTCTGGGTGAGCTCCGCCAGGTAGCCGATCTTGTTCGGGTTGTTGAATCTCAACAACCTCTCACGCAGGTTGGCGCGTTCGTCGGAGTCGTTCATGAGGCTCAGCGGGTACGGCTGGGCGTTGGTGAGCTTGCGGGAGTAGCTCTCGGTGGTCTTTTGCCCGGCAGACTGGGAGTCGCTGGTCTTCCCGTCGTCGCAGGCGGCGAGGGTGCCGATGAGGAGGGCGGCGACGGCCGCGATGGTGACGGTCTTGCGGTCGATGCGGATGGTGAATTCCATGGGTTACTCCTTGCAGGCGTTGGGGTCGAGGGCGTCAGGCAGTCCGGCGGCCTTGAACTGGGCGCCGACCAGGGTCTTCTGCGAGTCGTTGTTGTAGGCGTTGGCGGAGTTGACGCACTGCTGCTGGGCGCCGGTCAGGTTCGTTTCGTCCTGGGCGCGGAGTGCGGCGAGCTGCCCGGCCGGGTCGGCGGTGCCGGGCGGGTTGTCCTTGTTGAACTGGTCGAGCTGCTTGCGTGCCAGCTGGACGGCTGTGACCTGGGTGTCGTAGGCGGTTTTCAGGTCGAAGAAGTGGTGGTACCACTGCGTCCGGTTGAGGGAGCTGTTGACCTGTTTGATCTGCTCGCCGCGGCCGTGGACGCCGGAGGTGGCGACGCCGAGGCCCCAGATCGCCCAGCCGGCCGCGACGAGGAGGGCGATTCCGGCAAGCGCGGAGCAGCCCCAGGCGAAGGGCCGGAAGTGGTAGCCGGTGTCGTTGTGGAAGTCGGCGCTGAGTTTGCCGCGGTTCGTTTTCATGTGGCTCCTTTGGGGTTGATGGGGCTTAGACGCAGTGGGGTGTCACTTCCAGCTCCACCATTCGATGAGCGCCCGCCCTTCGGTGAGCACCACCAGCGCGATGCCGATCCACACGGCGGTGGTGATGGCCCACGCGGTCCAGCGGAGGTCGCGGCAGAGCCGTTCGAACGGGTGGTCTTGGCGGATCTCGCGGTGTGGCGGCAGGCTGGCGTTGATGAGCCGTTCGAATTCGCCGAGGTCATCCATGGTCGGCTCCGTCCTGGTCGTCGCCTCGGTATCTGGCGAGCGCTTCCTTGACCTGGTCTTCGCCGTAGTCGGCGGAGTCCCACCATTCGACGGCGTGCCAGACGTCTTTGAGCGCTTCGCCTCGGACGCGGACCTGGATCTCGAACCGCTGGATCATGGCGAGGATCCGTTCGGTTTCGAGAGCGGCGTCCTTGGCGTACGGGAGGCCCGAGAGCCGCTCGGACATGGCTTCGAGGTCGCCGCGCCGTTTGATGAGTTCGTCCAGGTCATCGGCCCAGACGTACAGGTAGTTGTACGATCCGCCGCTCACCGTTGCTCCTCGTTTCCTTCCGTTTCCGTCTGCTGCCGGTCGAGCCGCTCGTTCACGGCGTCGCAGATGAGCGCGGCCATCTCGGGTGTGTCGACCATGCCGACGAGTCGTCCTTTGCCGTCGCCGGTGTGGGCGTAGAGGGTGCGCAGGACTTGGGTGCCGTAGCGGAGGCGTTCGCCGGGCAGGAGGGCGAGGTCCGGGTTCACTGGCCACCTCGGGCGATCGCTGCGGCCCGTGCACCGTTGACGCTGATGTCATCGTTGGGCCACTCGGGGTCGATGCACTCGGCCTCGATCTCCTCGGCGACCTTGGCCCGCACCATGGCCTCATGGGCGGGCAGGACGGCGGCGAGAGCTTCGCGGGCTTCCTCGTGGCCGTCGCAGATGCTGAGCGCGTCGTACAGAAGCTCCACAAGCTCCTCAGGCACGTTCTGAGCGTCCATGTCTGCTCTCCCTTGGTCGGATGCCGGTTCGGTACTCCTGGGGCCGCTGGGGGCTTCTGAGGGCCGTGTGGCGGGTGCTGCGCCTGGTCGCCATGTGGCGGTCGAGTCGGGGCCGATGCCGGTCACCAGCTCACCCACAGCGAGGCCTTCGGGTGCTTGGCGCACGCTTCGGCTATCTCAGCGAGAAACTCCAGCGCGGTGCCGTAGTCGCCCCAGCCGTTGGCCGGATTCATGGCCCGGTACGTCTCGGGGTCCTCGCGCATCCGCTTGACCGCTTCGGCGAGCGGCCCGGCAGCCTCGGAGCACGGGGCCTTGTGGAACGTGCGGAGGTCGGCTCCGGCGTGCCGCCACATGGCCGCGCAGTTGCTGGTGTAGTTCCAGTCCGGGCCGAAGCAGACCGGCTCGTCGGCTCCGGTGTCGACCTGGAGGCACACGTCGTAGCTCACGTCCCGCTCGCTTCCTCGACCTGGTCGAGGGCGGCGCGGATCTTGGTGAATGTGAAGCGGAACGCAGAGCCGACCGCTGGGTTGCCGGATTCGAGGGCGGTGATCTGCCCGTCGAAGTAGTCGAGGACTTCCCGCACCCGTGCGACCGAAGCGGCGGCCTGCTCGGCGCGGTCGCGCCAGGCATCCGCGACGGCGTGACCGACCTCGGACTTGTCGTTGACCTCGGCCTCCAGCTCGGCGATGCGCGCGTCCTTGGCGTCGAGGTCGGCCTGGAAGAACTCCTCAAGGCCCGCAGCGGTCAGCTCGGCGCACTCTGGGTCGTCCTGGAAGTGCCCGCAGGCCCACTTCAGCCGCTCAGAGAGCCGTTCGCGCAGGCCGGGCTCCTGGCCGCTCACCGCTCACCTCGGGCGATCTGCGCGGCCGTCGGCAGGCAGCAGTCCGGGCAGCTCGGGTCCTTGGCGTGGGCGGCCTCGATCTCCTCGGCGACCATCGTGCGGACGACCACCTCCAGCGCCTTCGCCTCCTCGGGCGACTTCCAACCGAGCTTTTCGAGTGCCTTCTGCGTCTGCGCTGGGACCGTGATGCGCGGATTGTCCAGCTCGATCGGCGTCACCTCGACGTGCAGGTCGGCGATGACGCGCGGGGACTGGTTCGGCTGAAACCCGATGGTCAGGCCGCTGATCGCGTCGCCGATCTCGACGCCATCGACTGCTACGTCAGCAGTGATTGAGCTGGTCGGGGTGATGGTCAGCTTGGTCACGTTCGTGCTCCTTGTGGGTGGGTTTGCCGCCACGAGCGGACGGCGGTGGCAACGTCGCGGATCTCCTCGCCGCGGGCGATCACCTGGGCGACGGTGGTGACCACCAGTCCCCACGGCATCCCGATCGCCATCGCGCCGGCGAGGATCTGCTGGAGCCGGTCCGGGTCTAGGCCGGAGCCTGATTCGACGGCGAGGGTGATGAGGGCCTGCGGGGCGGGGGTCAGGGCGGGGGCTTGCTTCGCGGCGGTCATGGCCGCACCTCAGGTTCGGCGCCGAAGCGGCCGATGGCGATGGCGAGCAGGTCGGCGACGACGTCGTGGTCGGACTCGCGCAGGAAGCAGGCGAGGCCGCCGAGTTCGGTTCCGACGTCGCAGGCAGGGCTTTCGCGGGCGTCGCGCCAGTTGTTGACGAGGGTGTCGAGGGTCTCGGTGGCGGAGGCGCGCCACTGGTCGAGGGCGGCGGTGTCGGCGGGGTTGGTCATCGGAGTGCTCCGTATCGGGCGGTGAGGACCCGGACCCGCTCAGCGCGCCGCCAGTCGTGGCCGAGCGCCTTGATCTCGCGAATGATGCGGGCGGCCGGGTTGGCCTGCTCGTGGCGGCACAGCGGGCACTGGCCGAGGATCCCGCCGTGCGCTTGGCAGGTGGGCGGGGCGTCGGCCTGCTGCACGACGGCTTGCACGGCGGCGTGATTGTGGCGGGCCTGGATGCTGGCGGGTCGGGTCGGCGGGATGTAGCCGGGGGCGGCTTCGGCCTTGGTGAGCTTGAGCGCGGCCAGGAGCTGCTCGGGGGTCATGGTCTGCCGGCAGTCGGGGCCGGTGCGGTAGCGGAGGCTGACCGGGTCGGTCAGGTCCCGGCCGCATTCACGGCAGGTGCGGGACTGGTTCCGGGTGAGGGTCATGGGTTGGCCACAGGTGTGTCGATGTCGCCGCGCTCTCGCGCAAGGTCCACGAGGCGCGTTATGTCAGAACCGAGCTGGCTCCAGTCGAATGCGGGGAGCTCAAGGACGGTCCGCAGGTAGGCGGTACCTCCGCAGCGCTCCAGCTCGCCGCGGCGATTGAGCTCTGCGGCCAGGGTGACCGCATCGGTCGGGTCGCCCTGTTCGGCGAGGTCGTCCATGGCCTGGAACATCATCTGATGCGCCGGCCCGTGAAACATGCGGCCGGATCGGTTGGGCCCGAAGAGCAAGGCTGGAGTGCTTGCCGACAGCAGAAAGGCGACCAGGACGCGCCTTTCAACCTCAAGGTCATGGGCTGGAGCAGGGAGCTCCGGCGCGGCCGGCTGAGTGACTGTCTTCGGCTTCCAGTACTCGCCGAACCAGGGCCCATTGCACGCCGGGAGCTCGATCTCAAGGGCGATGGTCTCGGAGCGGACGGTCCAGATCACCGTCTGCCCCATTTCGTCGAGAACGAGCATTGAGCGGTAGTGGTCACCGTCTGGCCAGACTGCGACGAGCTTCGCTTGCGGCTCGGACGCTTTGATGATCCGTCGCTGTGCCAGCAGGGTCGCTAGATCTGGCTGGCGGGGTTTGATCTCCACGAAGACCCGGCGAGGATTCCCAGCGAAGGAGATCTCAGGGAGTTCGAAGTCCGGGAGGTACTGGCCCTCCTCGGCGGCGTATGCCCTCGGCTCGTAGTTCCACTCAACGCTGAACTCGTCGAGCCAAGCGGCGAATCCGGCTTCCAGACGGGACCTCATCTTGATGCCCTTATAGGTCGTCGGCCGAGCTTTGAACTGAGTCACAATTCCCGCCTTTCCACAGTTCTCGCGTCCGCGCTTTCGCATTTCCTCCTCAGCCAGTGATGACCGATGAGAAGGTTGGTGCTTTTGATCTTTAACGTGCTTTTGTAGTTATGTGCTTGTAAAGCTTTGTTCTAAGAGCTACCCCCCCTTACCCCCCCAAGATCAGCTTGGATGGGGGTGGTTCCCACGTACCCCTTCCGGGTTTGGGGGCGGTGCTGACGTACCCCTTTGGGCTATGGGGTACGTCGCCATGTACCCCTAGGCGGCCTTGCTAAGAATGGTTATCCACAGCCGTCCACAACCCTCGGAAGCCATGCGATCGTCGGCAGCACAGGGAACCTGAATTGCATCGGCTCGCTCCTGGTCGCATAAATAGGGTTGCCATTCTTGTCCTTTCTCAGGACGACCTTCACGTCCAATCCACGAGCCGTCAGCCGCCCTAGGACTTCCTTCAGGCCGCGATTGTCTAGCTTCGCTATCTGACAGATCCGCTCGCGCAATTCGCAGTCGTCGCCGTGGAACTTGCGCATCGTCCGCTCGCGCTCGTCCAGCACACGGTCGGCGATCGCGAACAGCACGGCGAACTCGGCCAGCGTCAGCTCCTGGCCGGGAGGCGTACGGCGCCACTCGATGAGGTCGCCGATCAGTCGGGCACTCATGCACCTCCTCCAGAGGTCGCGTAGAAAAGAGGTCATCTCACGCCGCTCCCTGCCGTAGCCGCTCGTACTTGTAGGCGGTGGTGCGGTGGACTCCTGCGGCCCGGCCGGCGTCGTCGATGGTGAACCCGTGCTCGCGGAAGTGGGTGTACTCGGCGAGCCGGGCCCGTGCCGCTTCGGGTCGAGGCAGCGGCCCGCACTCTTCGAGCAGCGCGGTGGCCAGCACGCCGATCAGCTCTTGGAGGAGCTGGGTGGTGCTGCCGGTCTTCTCGCCGGAGTCGGGCCGATACCGCTCAGATTCCAGCGACTCAACGGCGGAGCGCAAAGCTCCCTGTGGATAACTCATGACGGCCACACGCCCAGCGTCAGGTGGATGACCAGCCATCCCAGGAAGCCGTACAGGACCGCCCGCAGGACCCAGGTAACCCGTGTCGGCCGCTGGTCCTTCACGCGGAACCAGGCCCACACGTGCTCGCTCAGCGTCGTCCCGGGCTGGCGGGACAGCAGCGCCGCGCCCTCGATGAGCGCGAACGCGGCGCCCCACAGAAGCCAGAGGACGGTCCAGATCACGAGTCCTCCAAAGCGTCGCCCTCGATCGGGTCGCCCCAACCGCCGAGGCGCAGCAGCCGGACCATGTGGGCGAGGGTGAGGCGTACGGGAATGTCGCTGGTCCAGTAGGCGCCGACCAGCGACAAGTTCAGCCCGAGCTTCGCGCCGCCGTGGATGTGGAACAGGTCCATGGCGGTGCTGATGGCCCACCAGGACCCGGCGTTGGCCGGGCCGTGGCCGGGCCGCCTGATGACCAGGATTCCGACGTCGGCGTGTGCGTTCGCGGCCTCGGAGAACGTCTCTTGGAGCCAGGCGTCCACCTGCTTGTCGGTGACGGGCCGGTTGCGTGCCTTGACCTCCCAGGCCACACCGGGTGTCCCGGTGATGTCTCCGGCGTCGCTCTGGCCGCGCAGGGCCCGTCGTTCGGCGCCGGGCCAGCCGTTGGCCTGGAGGTAGCGGACTACGGCCCGCTCGGCATCTGTCCCAATGTCTTTCGGTCGGCGCTTGCGTTTGGTCGCCAGCGGGTCCCGGCTCCCTTCCCGTGGACGGGAGCCGCTGACGTCTGGCCCGGCCGCCGGGACCCTTATACCGGCGGCCGGAGTTGGTGAGCCCACCCCGGGAACGGGGGCAACCAGGGTGGGCTCCGCGCCGGCCGGGGGTGCCGGCGCGTGCACCGCGCGAGGCGCCGCGGTGCGGTCTGTGGGGGCGATCACTGGCTCAGCCCCCGGTCGGTGAGTTCCTGCTTGAACAGCACCTCGAACTCGGCCGGGTGGCGCTTGGCGAGCTTGCGGAACGCGGCCTGGCGGGCAGCGGACTTGGCGAATTCCCTGGTCTTCCGTGGCTTTCCGGCTGGACTGGCGTTCCACTCGCGCATGTAGGCGTTGTGCGCTTCGCGGCAGGGTCCGCAGGGTTCTTCGCCTGCCTTGAGGTGCCGGGTGTGAGCGGCGTTGGTGCCGCACGGCTGGAGCTGGCGGGCCATCACCATGCACCTACCGGCAGCCCGAAGTCCTCGTCCTCAACCTCGTCCTCGTCGCCTGCTGCGGCGGCGGCGAGTGGCGTGGAGATGATGGCGAGCACCCACCAGAACCAGGTCACGGCGTCACCTGCTCGGCCGCACGCTGCCGGTTGATCGGGTCGAGCGCCTTGACCTGGTTGGCCAGCTCTTCCGCCCAGTTCGACAGCGTGTAGTAGTCCTCGAAGAAGAGCTCGTCTTCGCCTTCCTCGGCGGTCGCATAGAGGACGAAGCCCGGCTTGCCGTTGACGTTGGCTTCCTCGATGTCCAGATCAGGGCCGTAGACGTTGATCATTCGCCCTCGCCCTCGGGCAGCAGGGCGCTGACGGCGTTCCAGGCGGCCTCTGCGGAGGCGAACGCGGTCCGGAGCGCTTCCCACTTCTCGGCGAGTTCGGTGTCGCCTTCGGGCATGTCCTCGGTCTTGATGCCGTATTCCAGCGCTTCCCAGATGCCGCCTTCCCAGCCGATCTTGCTGGCGACGGCCTGGCGGTCTTCGAACTTGCTCATGCGGTGATCGCCTTCTGTGCGGGCTTGGGTGTGTCGCGGCCTGCGACGCGCCTGCCGGGGCTGATGAAGAACGCGCGGGCGTCGTGGCGGATGCGGCGGGCCGCGCGGACGGCCCACGCGGTGGGGAGCAGGTGCCAGGCGAGCCGGGCGAGGCTGCCCGCGCCGACGATGGCCAGCAGCCACAGGGCGACGGTGAGGGCGTAGGAGGCGGTCATGAGTCGTTTCCGATCCGGACCGCGACGATCACTGCGAACACGAACACGAGGCAGCCGTTAGTGAGGTCACTCATCGGCCTGTCCCGCCTCTTGCACGGCCGGGGTCGCGGTCACCTGGTCGGACACCTCGGCGGGCTCGACCCGCACGACGTCACCGGCGGCGAAGTCGTAGACGGCCTCTCCGGCCGTGACGATGAACGTGTCCGGCCGTACCGTGTCGACGATCCCTCGGATGATGCCGCCGCCCTCGCAGTGCACGATGACGTGCTGGCCACCGTGGACGTGTGCCCAGGGGTTCGCGGGCACGGCCGGGATGACCTGCGTTGCACCGTCCGGCGATACCTGCGGGAGCTGGGCGGTCTGGTCGAGCGGCGCGGCGACCGGCCCGGAGTGGCCCGGGTAGCAGGCCGGGGAGCCGCTGCGGTCGTGGACGAGACCGACCTCGGTCCGCACGAGCGGGCCGCCGCAGTGCCTGCACTGCTCGTACTCGACACCGACCGTCGGGGAGTAGCGGGACACCAGGCCCGCGATCGCGGCGTCCAGCTCGGCGAGGTTCTTCTCGTGTCGCCTGGTCGTCGCCTCGTACTTGGCGATCAGGTTGGTGCGGTACTTGACGAGCTCGTCGTAGATCTCGCTGCGGGTGCCGGTAGGCTGGCCGTTGGGAGTTCCGGTCATTGGTGTGGCCTTTCGATAGATGTGGAGCCTCCGGCGAGTGGATGCGCCGGGGGCTTCTGCATGTTGTGGGTGTCGCGGATCAGGTCGGCGAGCTGCTGGTAGAACTCGGCGGCGGCCGGCTTCTCCGGCGCTAGCCACATCGCGGCCTGGCGGCACTGCCGCTCGGCCACCTCGGCGCCCGGGTCGGTGATGAGTGCGTTGGCCTGTGCGGCGAGCATCAGGTGGTGGCATTCCGGCCAGGCGTCCTCGGCGGTGATCGCGTCGGCGACCTTCAGGGCCGCGCACAGCTGTTCGGCGGTGTCCATCAGGCACCGGCCTTCGCCGCGGCCGATTTGTGGCCGGTCACCATCTGGACGGCGGCCCGGTGCGCACAGTCGGTCTTGGCCGCGTTGCAGGTGCAGTACCAGACACCGGCGCCGAGCTCGACCATGTAGTCGGACTGGTGGCCGCGCACGATCGCCTCGACGCGGTACGGCTGGATCGAGCCGCCCGCCGTGTCGGCGAGGACGACACGGACCCGCTGCTCGCGCAGGTAGGCCAGGGCCTTGGAGCGCGTCGGCGTGCGGGTGATTGGCTTGGTCGCCATCACTCGCCGCCGGGGATCGGTGGGACCTCGGGCCAGCCAGCCTCGGCAGCAGCCTCAGCGTCCGCGCTCGGCGGGACCGGCGGCACGGTGACCGGCCGGGCCCCGGCGATCTGCTCGGCGTCCACCCGCTCATCGGGGAACTCGTCCTCGATACGGACCTCGCGGGCCTCGATCGATCGGAACGTGATCCCGAGCTGGGCGACGTCCATGTCGTCCCACCGGTCCTTCGGCCGGCCGAGCTTGGCTTCGATCCGATCCAGGTCCACGCCGAGCTTGCGGAACCCGGCAATAGCGTCGCCGATCCGGTGCGCCAACGGCCGGCCGCCGCCGTCCTTCAGGGTCTGGCGGCAGATCTCCTGCGCCTCTTCGGTGAAGAACGGCGGCAGGATCGCGTAGATGGCCTGCCGCATCCGCCGGGCGCCGTTGTTGGCGTTGTTCTCGTAGATGTCACGGACGTCCACGAGCCGCTCGGGGCCGCCCTTCTTGTCGCGCAGGTGCGGGACGATGAAGGTGTTGGAGGTGCGGGTGTTGGTCTGCACGTCCCAGGCGAACGCGAGCATCTCGCTCTGCCCGTACTCGTCGTCGCGGCGTAGCTCGGCGATGCCGTACTGGACGTTGCCGAAGCAGCGGGCCAGCTCGCGGGCGAGGTGGACGGTGGGGCCGGTGACGGTCTGGCCGCCGCGCGGGAACCGGTAGAAGGCGCGCTCGGCCAGGTAGGGCTGGCGGCAGGAGTCCTGCATCATCACGCGGGCCAGCTGGAGGTCACGCGGGCATTCCTGGGCGACCCGTACCGCGGCGAGGACTTCGGCGGCGGCGCGGGTCTGCTCGACGGCGGTGCCCTGGCCGACCCTCCCCGGGGTGGGGAGCTTGACGGGTTCCATCTGCTGGCTCATCGGCCGGTCATCTCCTCAAGCAGGCGGCGCTCGTCCCAGTCGGGAAGGCCGCTGAATTCGATTCGGTCGGAGTAGCCCGGCCATACGCCGGTCCGGATGCACTCGGCGTAGATGCCGATCGCCTGGGCGTTCTGCCACCGGCCGATCTGCATGGCCGGGTCGTTGAGCTGAACGCAGTTCACGAGGTAGGGCGGGCTGGTCTCCTGGACCACCAGCACCACCGGGACCTCCTCGGCGAGGCCAAGGGCCTTCACGCCGTCGGCGTACCAGGCGCCCTGCTGGTGGTAGCCGTACCGGCGGATGGCCTTGCGGATCGAGTCCTCGTCGGCCTTGTCGGCGGTCTTGTAGTCCGGCACGATCAGCCGGCCGTCGGCCTCGGCCTGCCGGAGGAAGTCCACGAGCGCCCGGCGGATGATCCCGGTCGACCTGTCCTTCCAGAACAGCGCCTGCTCGGGCTTGCCGGCGCCGGGGTGGAACAGGGCGGCGGCGTGCGGGTCCTGGCGCAGCGCCTCGGCCATGGCCAGCACGCGGTCGTGAGCGGCGGGCAGGAGCGGGATCAGGCCCTCGTCGAGCGCCTCGGCCTTGGCCTCTTGGGCGGCCTTGGTGCGCCAGTTCTTGGCGTCGATCCGCTTCAGCTCCGCGCCGGCGCCGAGCATGACCCGGTGCGCGGCGGATCCGAGCGTCATCGCCTCGGTGGGCGCGGGCGGGTTGTCCCGCTCGTACTTGAACAGCGCCGGGCAGGACGGCGGCAGGAGCTTGCGCGCGCCCGAGCTGGACAGGGAGCCGCCGGGGATCGGATCACTGTGGTACTGGTCGGCCGTGATCTCGTACACACCCGGGCCTGGGATGAGCGCGCTCACGGCGACTCCCACAGGTCGCTGAGCGTGTGCGCCCGCTTGTCGCATCCCCGGGTCCGGCAGGCGATGCCGTCGCTCCGCCGTTTCGGGTCGCCGAGCACGGCCGCTTCGTCGCTGCTGATGCGGGGCCGGACGTGCCCGCGCTCGCAGGCGACCGGGATGGGCACGCCGTGCTGGGAGTCGACGAACTTGGCGAACTCGCGGCCGACCGCGGTGAACAACGGGGCGAGTGAGCCGAAGCTGCGGACGGCGGCGGTGAGGAACGGGACGGGGGCGGTCACGACAACCCCCGCCATGCCGCGTAGGTGCCGACGGCGATGACCAGGGCGTCGAGGCCGAGGATGAGGGCCGGGATGAGGCGCTTCACGTCGTGCTCCCGATGATCCGGTCGAGCTCGTCGGCGGCCTCACGCAGCGCCTTGGCCAGCGGCGAGCCCGGGTGGGCCTGCTCGATCATCTGGGCGACACTCCGGACCCCCGGGGCCTGGAGATCGACGATGCCCAGGGGGGCCGGGAGAGTGAGGACTGGCGCTTCCCAGCCGCCCTCATTCGTCCACTCCCGGACGATCCAGGGTCGCGAGGGCGCGATCTCCGGAGGCCCGTAGAAGTCGCTGCTGTGAATCTGGTGGCTGCCGATGTTGTGCCGCGCGCTGGTATCGGTGCACCAGTCCGGGCACTGCGGCGGGGTCTGCGGGCCGCTCACCGGGCCATCTCCGCGACGTCGCGGAGGATCTCGGCGACCTCGGCGGCGGTACGGCCGCGCTGGTCGTTCCAGGTGCCGATGGTGTCGAGGGCCGTTCCGCCGGGCTCCGCGCCCATCGCGTCGACCAGGTATTCGGCGACGAGACCTTCGGCTTCGAGGATCTCGTCGGAGGTCGGCTCGATGCTGCCGAGCATGATGTCGGCGATGGTCATGCCTCCGGCGAGGCGGATCGCGGCGGCGGTGCAGCAGCGGACGTCACGGCCGCCTTTGCCGTTCCACTGCTTGGGGAAGAAGTCGTCGCGGTGCAGGCCGACTTTCAGGATGTGCTCTCCGGCGCCGAGGAGGATCTCCTGGACGGTCAGGGCCGGGGCGGTTGTGGTGGTCATGTGCTGCTCCCTCGTAGGATCGGAAGCGCGGAAGCTGCTGCTCCCGCACTGGGCTCGGCCGGGGCATCGGCCGGGCCCGCTTGCGTCATTGGGTTTGCGCGTCGAGCCAGGTGTCGAGTTCGGCCCACCGGTAGCGGACGCCGTGGCCGGTGCCGTTCCAGCGGGGGCCGATGCCCATGGCTCGCCAGTTGCGGAGTGTTTTGGGGCTGCGGCGCAGGTAGGCGGCGGCTTCGCGGATGGTGGCGTTGCCGGTGCGGGCCGCTGTCTTGGCGGCCATCACGACGCCGCGACGGCCGCATCAGCGGGCATCAGGTCGGAGATCTCGCATTCGAGCGCCCCTGCGATGGCCCGCAGGCTGGTGACTCGGATGGGCATGCGCCCGTTCTCGGCGTGGGAGATCGTGCCGACCGACACCCCTGCCTTGGCGGCGAGTTCGCGGCCGGTGAGTCCCTTCGCGGTCCGGCGTTGGCGCAGCCGCAGCGGGTCGTGCATCAGGGGGCGGGGTCGGTCTGTCATGGGTCCAACCTACCCAGAAGTTCAACTCGGTTCAAGAGCTGAATTGAACTTCCTTGTATCGACAGGTTTCCGACCGGATGTCCTAGTCAGTTCAACACGGTTCAGCTATGTTCATGTGAGACCGCGAGCTAAGCCAGGAGGCCCGAACCCCATGGCTGAGACGGAAGCCCTTCCATCGCCGGAGAGCTTGCTCATCCGGCGCGCCCGCAGCGCCCTAGGACTCAGTCCCGAGAAGATCGTCGAAAGGATGGGGGTGACAGCCAGGATCAGCAGCCGCTATTGGCGTCAGATCGAAGACGGCCAGAAGATCGCACCCGACGACACCTATGCCCACATGGCCAACGCCGTCGGACTCACGCCCGAACGCCTCGAAGAGGTCGGTCGGCCGGAGGCCGCCGAGATCCTGCGCGAGATCGACCGGATGGCCGGCGCCGACCGCACCGACGTTTCGCGCCGAGTCGACGAGCAGCTCGACCGAAATGAAGCCATCGTCGCCGAGATCGGCGAACTGCTCCGCCAGGCCAGCCCCAAACAGTCGAAGGCGATCCTTGAGCTGCTCAGAGCGCTGAGCGCCGAGGATGATCAGGCGGATGCGGGGTGACGGATTTCAAATGGTGAGAATCCGACTAGATGGCCTACGTCATATGCACGATTGCCCCACGCCTCGCTTATCACACAGGATGTCCAATAAAGCACCAATCGTAGGGACGTTTTGACTGTCAGAAATCCCGCCACGCAAGAAATTGTCAACGTCCCCCACACCAAGGTGGGGAGCCTTCATGCCAGACCGCCGACAGCCTCCAACCCGCTGGATCCTCGGCGCCGGAATCATCCTGTCCGCCATCACCGCCATCACCCTCAACCTCGGCGACCTACGCCGCCTCGCCGGGAACCTGTCCCTCGGCGCCTGCGTCGTCCTGTCCAGCTGGCTCATCAACCACTGCTCCACCCGCCGCACCGACCGGCGCCTCCTGCGCGTCGCCGAACTCGAAGCCACCCAGCTCCAGCAGCTGCGAACAGTCGCCCGCCGCCTCATCGAGGACACTGAAGACAACACCACCCCCCAACCGCTGAGGCGCGTCAAATGAGCGTGTACGACCGCTGGCACCTGACCCACCCCCCCGCAGGCACACAGCCGTGCAAATGCGGGCGTGGCCGCAACAAGCTCTACCCCAGCGCCGACCACGAACAGGGCAAACGGTGGCAAGTCCGCTACCGCGACGACACCGGACGGCAGAAGAAAACCAACTTCGCCGACCGGTACGGCGACAACCCGGCCGTCCACGCCGAGGCGTTCGACGCCGACAACACCGCCAAACTCAACTCCGGCGGCTGGACCGACCCGGCCGCGGGGAAGGTCAGCCTGTCCGACTACGCGCGGCAGTGGCGGGCCGGGCAGACCGCCGACCCGGCGACCCTGCGCGTCTACGACGGCCGCCTCAAGCACATCCATGGGACGGCGTTCGGGCAGCAGCCGATGAGCCTGCTGGCCAAGCGGCCCAGCATGGTCCAGCAGTGGGTGAAGGGCCTGGATCTGGCTCCGGCGACGGTCCGGCACGCGGTCGGCGTCCTGTCCATGATCTTCAACGCGGCGATCCAGGACGGGATCGTGGCCCGCAACCCCGTGCACGCCACTTCGGTCGTCAAACCGCCGAAGGTCGTCCGACGGTCGATCGTGCCGTGGACGCTGGAGCAGGTCGAGGCGGCCCGCGCCGCCATGGACGCCCGGTACCGGGCCACGGTCGACATGGGGGCCGGGTGCGGGCTGCGGCAGGGCGAGATCTTCGCGGTCGAGCAGCCCGCGGTCGACTTCCTGCACCGGGAGGTGCACGTCCGGTTGCAGATCCGGATCATCGACAACCAGCTGGTGTTCAGCCTGCCCAAGGGCGGCAAGGAGCGGACGGTCCCGCTGGACGGGCAGGTGCAGATGGCGCTGGCCGCGCACATCGCCGCGTCCCCGCCGGTCGAGGTGACACTGCCGTGGGTCGGGCCGGGGAAGGCCAGGACCCGTACGGCGCTGCTCCTGTTCACCCGCCCGGACGGCCAGGCGCTGCACCAGGCCCTGTTCAACGACCAGCAGTGGCGGCCGGCCCGGAAGGCGGCCGGTGTCCCGCAGACGCGGGAGAACGGGATGCACGGGCTCCGGCACACCTTCGCGTCGGCGTGCCTGGCCGGGGGTGTGGACATCCGGACGCTCGCCGACTGGCTGGGGCACAGCGACCCCGGGTTCACGCTCAGGATCTACACGCATCTGATGCCGTCGGCGGCGGATCGGGGCCGTCAGGCGCTGGCCGCGTTCTGGTCCGGGGAGGGCGCGAGTGCCCTCGATGTGCCCTCTAGGAAGGCGAAATAGGCTGTGACCTGCGGTTCCGCGAGTAGACGTCATACTAATCGTGCCCTTGACGCCACCTGCCATGATCCTGCGGCAGGTGGTTTGACGTGCGACGACAGCGTCCCTCAGGGTCCCGTATCGTCCCGCATAGGCCCATGCGCGTGTGCCCGCGATGTGCCCTGCCCCCAGCATCCCCGCGGCCCGCACCATGAACGGCTGCTCGCCGACGCGATCCGCCGCCGCGACCGGCGCCGGGCACGGCGGGCCGCGCAGTGATCGACCTGTGGACCGTCTACGGCTACGACCCGTTCATCCTGTGCCTCTCGGCCGGGTGGCTGATCTGGCACGCCTACGAGGCCGTTCAGGACACGCGGGCGCTGGTCCGCCACATCCGGCGGTACCGCCGCTTCCCCGTCCCCTGGGACACCGGGAAGTCCTAAGCCTCGTCCGCCAGGACGACGAACATGCCCCGGCCCGGCCGGGCGACGATCAGCCCCTCGGCCTTCAACAGGTCGAGCCCCTTCTTCACCGTGTTCCGGGACAACCCGGACGCCTCCTCCAGCTCCATGTGGCTGGGCAGCTTCCGGTCGATCTTCCCGGCGGCGATGGCGGTACGGAGCTGGTCGGCGAGCTGCACGTACGGGGCGTCATCTCCGTCCGGGTCGATGCTGATGTCCATGATCGAAACCCTAGTTGAGCAGGGCAAACCCTAGAAAGGCAGGGCTGGGTATGGCCAACTATGCCCAGCCACAGGTAGCGTGCCGTGCATGAGCGATGCCACGCCGCATGTGTACGTCTGGGACATCACCGGGGGCGCATGCGGCGCGTCCCGCGACCGCGACCACGTCATGGCCGTCGTCGGCAACGAACTGGCCACCGCCGAGCCCGGCACGACCGCTGTCGTCGCCGAGATGCTCGTCTCGCAGGACAGCAGCGTCGGCTACATCCCCGTCCAGATCACCGGCCGTGCCGAGCGCACCGAGCAGGGCGTGGTCTGGAACCAGACTGCGGCCGGGCCCCGTGGCGGGAGCCCGGCTGCACACCGCCCATGACCGGCCGGACCCCGCTCGGCCTGGCCGCCGCCCGGCTGCCCGAATTCCTGCTAACGGAGGAGCCGGGCGGCACGTGGAAGGCGATCCCCCGGTACGAGATCACGTGGCAGCTGAAGGCTGCCGGGTGTCTCGCCGCGATCCGCACGGAGACGCTGGAGCAGCTGGAAGAGGCGTGCCGGATGGAGCGGATGAAACGGGCCAGGGCCGCCGCGCAGACGCATGAGGACGGCCCCAGCGGCCCCGTCGAGCCGATCGAACTGTCGCCGTACCTGGCCGAGCAGCTGGCTGACCTGGACCCGCTACGGGACGACGGCGGGGACGTGCCGCACAACGCGGACGGGTGAGCTCAGGTCACCTGGCTTCAAAGATGTGGCATCCGTCGTCGGTGACCTCGCCAGTCGGCCAGTACGTGATGGTCAAGGACTCGGCGGTGGGTATGACCTCAGGATCCGACGGTATGACGAGCGACAGCGGCGGGACGTCCGGCACCCGCCGCATCCGGGGAAGCGTCCGGGTGGTGAATCGCTGACCGTCCGCGCGCCCGCCGCGTAGCTGGATGGTGAACGGCTGATCGGCCCACTCCTGCCTGTTGAACTCGGCGAGCGGGTCATTCATCGGCCGCGCGGTCCTCGACGATCTCGGCCATCCGCTCCGGCGTAGGCCGCTCCGGCAGCTCCACACCCGGACGGCGCAGCCACCAGCGGATCAGCTGATTGATCACCTTCGACCGGTCCAGGCCGATGTCTGCGGCCCCGCGTTCCAGGTCGTCCCATTCGGGACCGTCGACACGCAGCGATCGGTGCTGGGTGCGGGGCTTGTTCGGCACGGGACCGATCGTCCCAGTTGTGTGTACAGGTTTCAACGTTCTACCCCTCACGGCGTTGCCGGTGTGTGTACACCAAGCTAGGGTGTGTGTACACCACTTGGCAATCGAGAGAGGGCGCGCGTTGAACGCCATCCGCGTCACCCGCACCGTCGCCCGCGGCGCCACCGTCGTCCTCATGGGCGCCGCCGTGCTCATCGCGACCGGCGACGGCTTCGCCCAGTCCTACGCCGGGCTGCTCGGCTGGGCGCACGAACACCGGCTGCACGGCTGGCGCGCCGACTCGTTCCCGCTGCTGGTCGACCTGTTCGTCGCCATCGGCGAAATGGGGCTGTTCCTGCTCGCGATCGACGGCTTTCAGCTGGCCCGGCGCCGCGCCCTCTCATGGCTGGATTTGGCACTCCCGGCAGCGACCGCAACCGCCGGGTGGGGTGTGTCGCTGGCATTCAACGTCGGCCGCATCAGAGGCGGGTCGCTGGCCGACCAGGTGACGGCCGCCGTCGCACCCGTCGCGGCGATGGTGGGGCTGCTGATCCTGCTGCGGACCCTCCACCGCTACGTCACCCGGCCCGACACGCCCGCCGACACCGTTTCCGACAGTCCCCATGACGATGTCGACGCAGGTCAGGCCACTGATCACAGTCTCGCGTCAGCAGTGCGTTCAGCAGTCGCGGCGGGCCTGACCAAGACCGCCGTCGCCGAGGAGTACGGGATTAGCCGGTACCGGCTCGGGCAGCTCCTCGCCGACACCCCCATCGACAGCCCAGCGGCACTCAACGGAGCTTCGCCGGACGCGGAGGTTCCGTGATGGGCGAGCCGACACGCGACCGCCAGGACGCGCCGCCGCTCTTCCACGGCGAACTGGCCGTGCCGGAAGACCGGCCACCCGAGCGTGTCATCGACGGAGAGGTCGTCGAACGGCAGCCCGAACCCGTCCGGCCGCGCGCCGCGGTGGCCACCGTCCGCGCCGTTGTCACCGACGTCGCCACCCACCCGCACACCAAGACCGCCGCCCGGCACGTCGTCTACGTCGGCGCCGGCGCCGCCATCACCGTCCGCCGCGCCTGGGACGGCCGTACCAGCGCACGCCTCAAACGCTCCATCCGAGCTGCCGAGGCTCTCGGTAACACCGAGCTGATGCTGGCGCTCGAAGACCGGCTCGCCGCGCACCGGGCCGCCCGCCACCAACGCATGATCGCCATCGTCGAGCTGCCCGGCCGGGCAGCCGCCGCCGCACCGAAGATCGGGTGGAGCATCCTCGGCCTGCTGTCCGGCTCCGGTGTCCTGATCGCCTGCGCCGACCGCGACATCCGCGGGATCGCCGTCCCGTTCCGCACGGCCGGGAACATCCTGAAGTGGATCGGCGTGACCGTCGCAGTCGCGTGGGGGCCGCTGATCCTCATCACCCCCTGGGTAGTCGTCACCAGCGCCCTGGCCGTGCTGTGGCACATCGGCCGGTCCCAATCCACACTCCCCACCTGGGTGCGGCCGCCCGGACAGGAACAGCCGGTCAGCGACGACCCGATCACCCCGTCCATCGTGGTCATCGCGCTCCGCGACCTCGGCATCCCCGCGCTCCGCAAAGCCATCAAGGACATGGGCGACGCCGGCGCCGCCATGCTCGGCCCGATCCGCATCGCCGGGTGCGGCGACGAGGTCGACGTGAAGCTGCCGTCAGGGGTGTCGACCCTGGAGGTGCAGGACCGGCGCCGGAAACTCGCCGAGAACCTCGGCCGGCACGAGCACGAGCTGCACATCACCATCCCGAAGGAGGCGCGGACCGTCCGCCTGTGGATCGCCCACTCGGGGGCGCTGGATGAGCCGATCGGGCCGTCCCCGCTCACCTACGACCTGGAGCTGGTCGCGGACTTCTACACCGGGCACGCCCCGTGGGGCATGGACCTGCGAGGCGACCCGGCGCCGGTGTCGGTGTTCCAGCGGCATGTGCTGGTCACCGGCAAGTCCAACCAGGGCAAGACGGCCAGCCTGCGGGCGCTCGCGCTGTGGCTCGCCTTGGACCCGACGGTGGAGTTCCGGATCGGCGACCTGAAGGGTGTCGGGGACTGGCGGCCGTTCGACGGGCTGGCGACGGTGCTGATCCAGGGCCCGACCGACGAGCACGTCATCGAGGTGACCGAGATGCTGGAGGAGGGCGTCGCGGAGATGGAGCGGCGCCTGGTCGCGCTGGAGCAGTCCGGGGCGACCGACGGCATCACCCGAGACATGGCGCGCAAGCCCGGCTCCGGCTTCCACCCGATCGTGCTGATCGTGGACGAAGCCCAGGTCGCTTTCATGTGCCCGGCCAAGAGCCCGGACGGGCGGCCGTACGGCGGTTCGAAGCACACCTCCCGCTACTTCATGGCCGCCCGGAAGATCCACAACCAGGGGCGGGCCGTCAACGTGATGCTGTGGCAGGGCACGCAGGACCCGACCGACCAGAACCTGCCGAAGATGGTCCGCGAGGGCGCGCACATCCGCGGGGCGCTGTACCTGGGCACCGAGTCACAGTCGAAGATGGCGCTCGGCGACGCCCCCGTCGACGCCGGCGCGGCCCCGCACAAGCTCCGTGACGGCCTGGACCGGGGGACGCTCGTGGTGGCCGGGCCCGGGGTGAAGCTTCCGGCCGGGCAGCCCAGCGTGACGATCCGGACCCACTTCATCTCGGGTGAGGACGGCGCGGCGATCGCCGAGCGGGCGAAGGAACGGCGCAGGCCGGTCACCACCCGCACCGCGGCGGCCGTCGAGGAGGAACGCCGCGACCTGCTGGCCGATCTGGCCAAGGTGATGGACGCCGGCGAGAAGGTGCGGTTGACGGATCTGGTGTCGCGGCTGCGCGAGCTGGCGCCGTCGTGGCGGCCGTACGAGCGGCTGAACGCGACCGGCCTGCGCGCCCAGTTGGAGGAGCGTGAGGTGAGGGTCACCAACACCGGCAACGTGCTCCGTCTGGACGCTTCAGACCTGCCGACCTAACCCGCTGGCGACACCTAACTTCCTAACTTTCCGCAGCTCAGAGCACAGGTTACCTAGGAGAGGACCCGAGGTGAGAAACCTAACCCCCTGCCGTCCACCTAACCCTGCGAGGCGGCTGTGATTCTCGGTCTCACGGTGTTCGGTGTGGCCGTCTGCTGCCTGGCCGCCTACCGGATTTCGCTGTCCCTGCACCCGTTCACGAACTGTCCGCGCTGCAACGGGAACGGGAAGAACGCCGGGTCGACCAGGACCAAGTTCGGTCGGTGCCGGAAGTGTGGCGGGTCGGGTCGGCGGGAGCGGCTCGGCCGCCGGGTGTTCGGGATCGACCGGGACCGGTAACCCGGACATGCGAAGAGGCCCGGTCCCTTCGGGGGCCGGGCCTTATGACGGCTAGTGATGCGGCCGTGCGGTATGTGCCTCTGGCCCGCCTCGAACGGGCCGCACTCCCTGCCAGCGAACTGTTTCCCGATGGGAAATGGTTGCCGGGTGTCCTGGTAGCCCACGACAGCAGCAGAGGCATCGCACGCTGGGTCCAGAGTTCCCTTGGCCCTCGCCGTTCGAAGCGGCGAGGGATCAGGCCAGCGTGCTGGCCCTGCGTCGCGGCCGGGATCGAACCGGCGACCTCCCAACCCGAGAAGGGCGCTCTGCCAACTGAGCTACACGACTAGCGGCACCAACGCGCCGCGTGGGTCCAGGCTACATCCGGCCGGGCCGGTACGTCTGGTCGCTGGACGGGGGGCGCGGGGTGTGCTTGGCCAGCCATCCGGCGACGAACGCGAACGCCCCGGTGACGACGCCGCCGACGAGGCCCTGCACGAGCGTGGTCTGGCCGGACAGGAACGGCACGTTGGTGACGATCTCGTACACGATGAAGCTGGTGACGAGCGTGGTCAGCGATGCCGCCTGGACCTTGCGTTCTACGGGTGCGGACATGGTCCCTCCTAGGGACGTTGGACTCGAAGCCCTGTAATCCAAGGTCAGGGGCCTCATTGTTGGAGTGGTGCTCCAAGCCGTTGGAGAAGCTGGGAGCTGGGCGGGAGCTACAGGCCCTTCGCGGCGAGCCACGCCTTGAGCGCGTCAGCCATCCGCTGGTTGGCACCGGCGTGGCGGTGCGTCACCCACAGCCGAGCAGACGCAGCAAGCACCTGATCAGCCGTGACCACAGGCCCGGGCGGGACCGGTGCGGGACCGGGCGCCGGAAAGGGGTTCGCCTCGCCGGTGAGCTCGTGGAAGGCCTCACCGAGCCCGTGCAGGTCGATCCCCTCCGGGTCGTGGCCGGCCGCGTCGAACCATTCAGGCAGGACCGCGACCCACGCCTCCTCGGTGACGGCGACCAGGCATGGCCACGTCATCCGCTGCACCTGGCCCCAGGTGACCACGTACACGTACTTGGCGTCGTAGCCGACGATCGGGACCGCGTGCCCGCCCAGCTGTGCGCCGGTCGACCGCGCCCACGGCTCCTCGGCGTTGAAGTCGTCCATCATGTCCTGGCTGACGACGATGCCGAGACCGACCGCGCCGAACGCTGCGACGGCCTGCTTGACCTCGTCGAGCCGCTCGTGGTTCACCTGCGCGAACACGAGGTTGCGGTGGCCGCCGACACCGTTCTTGCGCCAGTCGTTGTAGACGTCCTGGAGCACCGCGCCCTGATCGGTGGAGGGATCGGCCGGGTTGTAGCCGGAGACGCGCTCATAGGCCGCCAGGACGTCGTTGTCGCCGATTTCGATGGCGCTGCCGTAGCCGTAGAGGGACGCGTTCTCGATCTCGTGCCCGACCATCGCCTCGGTGCAGTCGCCGATCTGGTCGTTGAGGTACATCGGCCAGTCGGGGGCGGCGCTGTACCAGTCGACCTGGGCGGGCGGGGCCGCCAGGCCGCGCAGGAACGGGGCGAGTTTCAGCCGGGGGGCATCCGCCTCGGGATGGGCCGGGAGACGGCCGAACATCAGGGGCATGCAGATCTCCTAGTGGGTGATGGCCGCGGTCCAGGCCGCCGCCCAGGTCTTCGAGCCGACCACGCCATCGACCGACAGCTTCTTCTCGGCCTGGAACGCCCGGCACACCGCCTCGGACGCCGGGCCGTAGACCCCGTCCGCGACGAGGTTCCAGCCGCGGTGCACCATCTGCTCCTGCCAGATGAGCACGTCCGTGCCGCGCATCACCGGCGGCTGCGTGAGATCCCGGCCGGGCCACGGCGGAACCGACGGCGGAGGCGGAGGCGGGGCCGGGTTCCCGACCGTCCACTGGCCATAGTCCGGCTTCGTCGACCGGTCGTAGTCGAGGCCGACGCCGCCGATGATGTGGTCGTTGGAGTACTGCTGGAGCTGGGCGCGCGGGTCCCACCGGCCGCCGGACCATCCATACGTCTGCCAGGCCCACGCGCAGTGGCCGCCGTCGAGCGCCCGCTTCACCGGGTAGAACCCACCGTAGATGCCCACGCGGTCCTTGCCGATGACGCTCGCCGCACCGTCCAGGTAGGCGTTGATCGAGGCCTGCTGGCTGTTGCTGGCATCGAAATCGACCGCGAAGAAGATGGGCCTGCCCGCGGGCATTCCGCACGCCTTCGCCTGCGCGTCGGCGTCCCTGGCGTCCTGCGCTCCGGCGGCGTGGCCGGCGAGGGCGCGCTGCGCAGTGGTCTCCCAGACGACGACGATCGCGATGCCGGCCTGCGAGAGCACGGTCGCTTCGGCCTTGGTCAGGTTCTTGCCGCTCGTGTCGTGCGACAGATACCGGGCGGCGAAGTGCACGCCCGCCGTGGTGAGCGCCTTCGCGCCCGGACGGCCCCACGCGTAGTCGACTCCGAACGTCATCATGCGCACCTTTGCTCAGGGACCTGCGGGAACGGGTGCTTGTCCCGCTCCCGCTCCAACCGGTCATTCGTCGTCAGGTAGGCATCCAGCGCCGCCCGCACATCCGCTGGCTTCTTCGCCTGGGTCACCGACCGCATCAGCGTGACGGTGTTCTGCCGGTCCTCCGCCGCGACCTGGCTGAGCACGATCGAACGCTGCTGGAACGCCGTGTTGTATCTCGCCTGGCAGTTGAACTCGCCCTGCACCCGCACCGTGTACAGCAGCCCGAGGGCACCGATTAGCACCGACGGAACCATGACGATCACCACCGACCAGCGGGCCCGCAACGCACCCGTCGCAGTCAGGACAGGGCCGAGGAACCGGCGCACCTCACATCACCCGCCCGAGCCGCCAGAGGAGGAGGGCGAGGATGAAGGCGAGGCTGGTGAGGGAGGCTGAGACGACGATGACGCGCCAGGCCCAAGCAACTTGGCCGCTAGTAGCCCGGGCGCCGTGATGAAGACGCCGTACAGCCCGAGCCGCCCGAGATCCGGGCTTGTGGTGAACAGGATTTCGTGGATCGCCCCGAACATGCCGAGACCGATAGACACCAGGTCGCTCAGGATGGCCAGCCAGACTGGACGGGTCCACAAGCGATCAGCTCCCCTCTCGTGAACCGCAGCGCATGATCGTGCGTCTTTGTCGCAGCATCCCTACGCGAGGAGACACCCGATGAGCGTGCGACAACGGCTCTTCCTGCTGGGCGGCGTCCTACTGCTGCTCGGCCTCCTGGCCGGCTTCTTTCCCTCGGTCGCGAGCGACGGAGTCGAGTGCGGTTCGCCGCTGGTGGATCAGACTGGAAGCGCAGGTAGCGACATCAAGGCCGGTTGCGCCGATGCCAGGAGGCCTCTCCAGCTGACTTCGATCGGCCTGCTTGCCGGCGGCGCGCTTATCGTGGCCGGCGGTTGGGTGGCCGGCGGGCGGACGCGGGCAGAGGCGAGCGCCGCCCGGTAGGCCTACATGCTGTGGGTGATGGTGCCGGTCGCCAGGTCCATGGTGGTGACGCGCAGTCCGCCCGGTCCGCCCCACGCCCTCGTGCCATGCCTGCGGTAGTGGACCTGCCACGCGCCCTCGGTCATCGACACGTAGACGCTGGTCGACTGGATTTGCGCAGACTGGTCGCGGCTTTCCCCGTTCAGGGAAAGCATCGATGAAATGTCACAGATGACGGGTAGGGTTCGCCCTCCGATCGGGAGCAGCTGCGTCATATCGGCGCTGTCCAGGTCGATATGCATGTGGCCGCACAGGATCCCGGCGATATTCGGGTGCGCGGCGACGAGCGCGTCCAGCTTGCCGGGCGGCTCCAGATAGTTCGCGGTGCTCGTGGTGAGCTCCCACGGCGGGTAGTGCTCGGCCAAGATGATCGGTCCAGAGGCCGAGGTGCACACGCTATCCACCCAATCCCAGGTGGCGTCAGGGACGACCCAGGCCGCGCCGGTGCCCTGGTTTGAGTCGACACAGAAGGTGACGAACCGCCAGCCCTTCACGTCCACGTAGGTGTTGCCTGGCCTGCCGTAGGCCGCTTCCCACGCGGTCCGGGAGTAGCTGGGCGCCCGGTCCCGCAGGTCGTGGTTGCCGACCGCCCACAGCGACGGCGCGCCCTTCGCGGCCGAGGTCAGCCACGGGATCGCGTACGCGTCCTCGCCCGCGATCGTCACGCCGACGTTGGCGTTGTACGTGCCATCGATCAGATCGCCCGTGTGGACGAACAGGTCGACGGGCGGGATCAGGCCGTGCTGCAGGTCCCGCTGCATATGGTCGCCCTCGCCGTACGACCAGGACCGGTACCCGAAGTGGGTATCCGAGACGTGGTGGACCAGCAGGCCGTCGGCGGGCGGCTCCGGGATCGGCCACGGCCTGGACGTGGTCACAGCTCGCACACCCGCAGCGTCGCCAGCATCGGGAACCGCAGCGCCGCGGGCGACCCGACCGGCGACCAGGTGCACGCCAGGATCTGGCCCGCCGCCAGATCCGACGGCTGCCACGCCGCCGCGTCGAACGTCCACGGCGTCCGGGCGGCGATCGGCCCGTTCGCGTTCGGACCGGTGTTCTGCGTCGTCCGGAGAGCGAGATCGGGCCAGGTGGCGCTCGGCCCGATCTCCAGGCCGGCCTGCCAGTAGCTGGTGTCCGAGGCGTCGATGCTGAAGTACTCGAACGCGAACGCCACCGACAGGACCCGGCACGGCACCGGCGCGATGAACAGGCACTGCCGGAACGACGAGGTCATGGTGCGGACGATGGCGCTGCCGACCGTCCACGTCTGGAACGCGACCGACTGGGTCAGGCCCTCCAAAGTCGGGACCTGCGTCTTCAAGGTCTGCAGGTCGGCGTCGACATCGTCGATCGTGCGGGTCATCGTCTCTCCAGGTTGGTCAGGCGCCGGGCCGTCTCCCGAGGCACACGCCGGTAGTCCAGGCGCGGCCCGCCGGTCGTCACCTCGACCAGCGTCGCGTCACCGGTCGGATCGTCGTCGTTGAGCGTGAACGCCAGTTCATGGACGCGCTGCACGGTGTCGACCGCGAGACGGCCGGACATGATGACGACCCGCACCGGGTCGCCGAGCCAGATGTGGCCGGGGCCTTCCCAGGCGCCCTGCTTGAGGGTGAGCGTGTAGGTGGGGGTGATCGTCTCGGCCTGCGCCAGCTGCCAGTCGGCCCGGTTGTTCAGCGCGGTCTGGTCGAGCAGCGTCGTGTCGCCGTAGACGGCGTCCCAGCGGCCCTCCGGCCTGGTCGCCAGGTCGGAGGCCTCCACCTCGCGGCCGGCGAGCGCGTCCGCGCCGGTCTCCCTGATCGCGTTGGCGAAGGTAGAGGAGTCGACGACGCGGGCGAACTTGGCGACCAGGCCGCCGTACTCCAGGACCACGCCGCGGTCGACGCCGCGCTGCGGATACCAGATGTCCAGGTGCAGGGCGGCGGCGTCGGCGGGGGTGATATCCCAGTCGAAGCCGGTCGGCATCTGCGCCAGGTCGTTGATCTTCTCGCCGATGGAGTCGCCCGCCGCGTAGGTGATGGCGGTGGCGTTGACGCCGGTCGGGTTGCCGATGCCCTTGACGATGCCCATGTCGCCGCCGGTGCGGGTCTGCGTCTGCTGGATCAGCAGCCGCGCCACCTCCGCCTGATCCACCGCGGCGCCGTAGGAGAGGCTGCTGGTGGAGTAGAGGCGGCGGCGCATCAGCACGCCCCGGTAGTCCAGCGAGGTCACGTTGACCGTGTGGGAGTCCTCGTCGCCGCTGTCCCCCGACGTCCCGGCCCGGCCCCGGTAGAGCCGCCACACCGTGCCGGAGTCCTGCCAGAGGACGTGCAGGTCAGTGGAGAGTTCCTCGATCGTCGCCGCTTCGGCGAGACGGGCGTTGATCGAGAACGACAGGTCGCTGGGGTCGGTGAGGCGGGCGGTGAATTTGCGGCCGCGTCCATGGGACAGCTCGGCGCTGTACCCGCCTGCCGCGGGGCCGGACAGGATGCTCCACCGGCCCATCAGAGGTACGGACCGACGTATCTGATCGACAGATGGGCAGCGGTCACGTTCACCGACGACCCGCTGTTCTGGAACACCGATACCAGGAACTGGCCGGCGGTCGTACCGACCATGCCAGGGGTCACGTTGATGTCGTCGCTGCACATCGCCAGGGGGGATACGCCGGTGGTCGGGACATAGCCCGAGCCGCCGACGATCTCAGCACCCGAGTTGTCCAGGATGCGCGCCTGGTAGTACCCCGACGTGCCGGACGCCCAATGCGTGACGGCCGTGGCCCGATACAGGCCCGGGATGGTGGGCTGCAACATCGTCGTCCCGGACAGCAGCGACGGGCTGGTGTTGTAGTCGGCCGTAGCCAGTGTCAGCGTCGTGTTGCTGCCGCTGGTGATGAGCTGGTTGGTGCTACGGGAGATTCGCGCCTTCGGCAGCACGCCGCGGGTCTGGGCCCATTGGGCCGGGCCGGGGCTGGCGTCCAGCCACATCTCGTAGTAGCCGACGTCCGACCGCCAGATCTCCTCACCGTCGGCAGGGTTCGGCGGCCGTCCCGCGGCGGAGGCGATGCTCTGCGGAATCGAGCCAGCTACCAGAGCAGAGACCCGATCGTCGGTGATGTTGGCGTTCACGACCGTCACCTGGCCGGCCGCGACGGTGACCCGGCCCAAGTTGATCGCCGAGGCGGGCAGCGCCGGCGTACCCGACCCGGTGTCGGCCAGCAGCTCGATCGTCCATTCGTAAGTGGTCCACGAGCCAGAGTGGAGCTTGTCCTTGATGCGGGCCACGACCCTGTGAACCCGGGTGCCGGAGGCCGGCGCGGCTGGCACGGTGACGTTGGTGACCGCGTCCGACACGCACATGTACTTGCCCTGGCCGGCCACGTCGTCGCCGACGATGACGCAGGAGCCCGCGGCCACGTCCACGGACATGTTCGCGCCGGCGCCACGCTGCGTCACCTGCAGGCCGAGCCGGACGACGCCCTCGTTCACCCACATGAGGTCATGGCCTTGGCGGGTCGCGATCGCCGCGTAGGAGAACGGCGTGTCGCCTCCGGCGGCCTGCATCTCCAGCGGCCGTTGCAGCGTCATGAGCGGCCTCCTGGAGCCGGATAGGGGGTCATAGCCATGCGGGCCGGTAGTCGATGACGACCTGCGCGCCGGTCGACACCGACGCGGCGGAGAAACGGACCTCCTGGTCGCCCGGCGCGAGCCGCCACCACGTCGAGGCGGCGAAGTCGAGATAGCCGAGCCGGGACGCGTCCGGTAGCGATTCGGCGTTCGCCGTGTGCTCCCGGGTGTCGATCTCCACATAGTCACCGCCGCCGAGCACCAGATCCGAGGTGAAGGTGATCGCCTCGCCCGTGGTGACGTTAAGCAAGCTCGGCCCGGAGCACGGCCCGTACAGCCGGGCGACGAAGTAGGCCGCGACCGTGCCCACGTTGGTGACGACCTGGGAGCCCGCCGCCGCCGTCGCCGCATACGAGATCGGCCAGGTGACCGGCCACGCCAAGCCGGCGCCGTCGGAGATGTCGGCGAGGATCGTCACGGCGGTGTCGCCGGTCGCGTCCTCCCAAATCCCGTCCGGCGCCTTCCACTGCGCTTGGATGTGGCGGACGGTCGGCGGCATGTCCGCGCTGCGTGCCGTCGAGGCCTGAATAGAACGCAGCCGGAGCCGCCGTTCCTGCCCCCACTCGTCGTCCACCACGTACAGGTAGGGGCGTGAGGACGGGCTCAGGTACCCGGCCAGCTCATCCTCGAACGCGCCAGGCGTCTGCACGGCCAGCAGGTCCAGGGACACGGCCCGGGACCCGAACAGCGCCGTCGAGTCGATCTCCCCGTCGGTGCCGGGCCGGTCCTCGACCACTTCCCGCACGGCCGGGAATCCGGCGTCCAGGCCCTGCACCTTCAGCCCGTCGCGCGGCAGCAGGATCATCTCGCTGGCCCCGTCGACCAGGCGGATACTCGTGACCGCCATCAGTTCCCGCCGAACGAAGCGGTGCGAGCCTGCCAGTCGAGCTGCTGTGCGAGGACGGCCACGTCGACCTTCTCGGCGAGCTGGACGGTCGCGCCCGGAAGGATGTTGTTGGTCTTGTGCACGGTCGTAGGCGCGGCCGCCGCCTGCCGGCCACCGGTCAGATAGACGTCGCCGAGGCGGGCGCCGGCCTGGATCGCGCGCAGCACCGGCAGGTTCGCCGGGACGTTCTTCGCCGGCGTCACCCACTCCCCGGCGGTCGCCCAGATCGGCACCTTGTCGACACCGCCCGGGCCGAACACCATGCCGCCGCCCGCGAACCCGTAGGTCTTCATGTCGGCCAGCAGCGCCTTCCCGGCCGCGGTCTTGGCCAGATCCGCCTGCATGCCGCGCAGCACCGTCGCCAGGGTGGTCGCGTCCAGGCCCGTCGCGGTCTGCAACGCCGCGAACGTGGTGTACTTTCCGGTCTTCAACGCGTTCGACACGGTGAAGGTGCTGCCGAGGTTGGCAAGCTGGCTCGCCTGGTTCTGCGCAGTGGTGATCTGCTTCTGCAGGTTGCCGAGCTTGGAGTTGCTGAACTTCACGGCGTCGGCGGCGATTTTCTCGGCGTCGGCGCCGCCCATCGCCAGCAGCTGCTGCGCGAGGATCCCGTACCCGCGCGCGTTCAGTGTCGTCAGGTTGCGGATGAACGCTCCGGTGTCCCGGATGTTCATGCCGAGCGCGTTGCCCAGGTTCGTCGCCGGGGACGCCTGACCGGCCCGGAACCGCTGCTCGGTGTCGGCGAGCTTGCGGGTCGCCGCCGCCAGATCCTCCCGGTCCTGCTTGACGTGCCGCTCATCCTCGCGGATCTTCGCCCAGTCCTTGTGATGCGCCCGGCGGGCCCGGGCCAGCGCGTCCTCGGCGTCCTTCAGCTTCCGGACAGCGGCCGTGTGCGCCTTGGTCGCCGAGGTGACGTCGGCCTTGCTAGCGGGGTTCAGGGAGGTCGTGTAGCTCGACAGGATGCCGGACAGGTCCAGGGTGTCCGAGCCGCCAGAGGCGTAGGACACGATGCCGCCGTTGGCCAGCCGCGTCACGTTCAAGCCGAACGCCCGAGCGACCGTCGACAAGATCCGCGTCGACTGGGGCCGCTTGGAAGGGCTGAGCGGGATGTAGGCCTCCCCGCCCGTCTCCGGCTCCGCCCACAACCGGATCTGGCTGGCGTCGGCGATCTGCGCCACATGCGACTCACGCCGCGGCGCGCCGCCCGCGATCTGCAGCAGCTTCGCCAGCGCCGCCTGCGACACCGACACGCGCCCGCGGGTGAAGTCGTCGCCGAGCGAGGTCACCTGCCCGCCAGAGGCGAACTTCGGCCAGTGCCAGTTGCTGGAGGTGCGCTGGACCTCCTCCACGAACGCGCCCGTGTGAGGGGCCTGGATCACGTAGCCGGGGCGGTTGCTGCCGAGCATGACGTGGTGGATCGGGTTGCCGACGAAACCGAGGGCGCCCGGGCGGGGGCCGGAGATCGGCGTCGACCCGGCGGCCTGCGGGCCGGTCGACCCGCCGATGTCGATGCCCTTGCCCTTGAACCACGCGTACTCGGTCAGGCCTGAGCAGTCGAATCCGTATGTGCCGGCGCCGCGGCCGATGCCGTAGGAGGGGCCGCCCGTGCCGCCGCCGCCCCACGAGTAAGGAAGGCCGATCTGGCTGCGGGCCGCGGCGACCACCGGGCCGCCGGAGCCGGCGAACTCCTTCCACGCCTTGGCCATCGCGTTGGCGACGGCGTTCATCAGGGACGCCATGCCCGCCTGGATCGGGTGCGTCACCTGGTCGACCACCGCCGCGTCACTGCGGGTGTCGTGGGTGAAGTCGACGCGGCCGCCGGAGGCGTAGCCCTTCAGCTTTCCCGCCTTGGCCATGCGCCGCATCCGGTACATGGCGCCGTGGCCGCCGACCGCGTCGACCTCCTCCGGCGTCCATACGTGCTCGTCCACGCGCAGCACCGCGGGCTGTGAGTCGTAGGCGCGGCTGGCGCCCGACCACAGCGCGGGCACCGCACCGCCCTCGGCGTGGAAGGTCGCGTTCGGCAGGTTCTGGCCGGCCTTGGCGTTCCAGTTGCCGGTCGCGTCGATGGTGATGTTCGCGGTCCGCGAGTGGATCTGTTGCAGCTTGTTCCACAGATCCTGGGCGCGGCCGGTGGCGATCCCCATGGCCCTGGCCTGCGCCAGGAACGCGTCATGGGAGATGTTCGTCGCACCGACGACGTTGTGGGTCGAGCGGGCCAGCGCGTCGACCTGCTCCCGCGCCGACTTGTTGTTGCCGGCCAGCGCATAGAGCAGGGGCAGCTGCCGCTTCACCGCGCCGCTGGCGGCTTCGACGCTCTTGGTTTGGTTGAACGTGGCGGTGTAGAGGGTCGCGACCGTGTTGAGCTGGTCGGCGAACGCGCTCTGCAACTGGCGGGATGCGGCCGTGTTCCCGGACATGTCGCCCCGGGCCGCCTTCAGCAGCGGGCCGAGCGAGGCGAAGCCGTCCTTCAGCTGGATCGTCGCCTTGTACGCGGCGATCGACGGCGTGAAGTAGGCGTCCAGGGCGGCCTGCAGCGCGGTGACTCTGTCCTTCATCAGCAGCGCGCTGTTGCCTGCTGCGTCGAAGTCCAACTTCAAGCTCTCGGTTGGGTTCTTGGCCAGGCGCACGGCCGCCGAGTACTGCTCGATCTTCGCGGCGGCCTCGTTGGTCAGCTTCCCCGACTTGTCGACGCTGGTAGCCAGGTTCACCCCGGCGGCGTCAGCCAGCTCGATCGCCTGGCTGGAGGTGACGCCCATCCGCTGCCCGAGCTGCTGGGCCCCGTTGGTGATGTTCTTGATCGCGACAGTGGTGTCCGACAGCTTCGAACGGAGCACCTGCTGCTGCTGGGCGTGGATCACCGCCTCCCGCCCCGCTGCGGCGTTCGCACCGGCCAGCTTCCCGCTCGACCCGCCGACCTGCACCTGCGCCGCGTTCGTCTCGGCGAGCGACTTGTTCAGCTGCTGCGTCAGTTCCTGCGCCAGCTCACGGTATCCGGCGACGTTGTTGCCAACGGCGTGCGTCGAGATGACCAGCGAGTCGATCAGCTTGTCCGTGCTCGTCTTCGCCGAGAATGCCTTCAGCGCGAAGAACGCCAGCGCCGTGCCGGCGGCGACGTACAGCGCCGGCCCGGCGCCCGTGACGGCGTTGAGTGAACGGCCAGCCTTGGACAGGAAGCCGGCCGAGTTGCCGGCCTTCGACAGCTTCTCGCCCAGGTTGCCGAGCGAGGCGACGGCCCCGGTGATCGGGGCGCGTATCGCCAGACCGGTGATGGCCAGCTGCGCCAGCTCGGGGTTGCTCTTGGCCAGCGCGTTGACCAGCGACAGGCCGCCGTTCGCGGCCTGGAGGAAGGTGAGGCCGAGTGGGGCGACCTGCTGGACCAGGGTGGTCGCCAGCGTCGTCGTCTGCGTCGCCGTGGTGCCGAGGGTGTGCAGCGCCTGCGGGGCCGTGTCGCCCGCCCACGCGATGAACTGGGCGGCGTCCCGGCCCTGCAGGAAGTGATTAATCTGGCCGGTGAAGTCCTGGATGCCGAACGTCGACTTGGCGACCACGCTGCTCAGCTGCGGCATCAAGCCCTTGGCCGTCAGCACCACGCTGTTGAACGCGGCCAGCGCCTGCGGCTCGTAGGCCTTGGCGAGGTTCTGGTAGTCGGTGACCAGGCCTTGCACCAGGATCGAACTGGTCTTCTGCCGGGCGTCCAAGCCGGCGTACTGGTTGACCAGGTCCGTCTGCGCCTTGACGACCTTCAGGATCGACGGCGCGGCCACCGCCGAGAACAGCACGAACGCCGCGCCCGCCCCCGCGACCGCCGAGCCGGCCGCGAGACCGGCCGACACCAGCGAGACGAAACCGCCCTGCATCTGCTTGGTGGCCCGGTCCGCGGTGGCGGCCTGCCTCTCCTGCGTCGCCGAGGTCTTCTTGACCTGCGCCTCGTACGTCGCCATCTGCCGTTCGAGCTTGGCGATCTGCCGTTCCATCGCCAGCGACCGGACGACGACGTCATCGGAGGCCCGGTCGAACCCGGACGGGTCACCGTCGATGTTGACGGTCAGATCACGCTGGACCATCGGCGGTCACCTCCTCCTCGGGTTCGGGGGTCGGCCGGACGAGGACGATGTGCTGGCCGAGAGCGTTGTGGCCTTCGGGGATCGCGGCCCGCCGCGCCTCGATCTGCTGGCAGCCTCGGCAGGTGGTGAGCTTGGCGAGGTAGGCGACACGGTCTCCGCCCTGCTCGGGGTCCCATTCGGCTGGCCGGGTGCCGCAGTTGCCGCACGTCTCGCCCTGCCGGATCTCCCACCAGACCGCCTTGTCGCGGTCGTCCCGCGACCAGGACAGGAACTCGCTGTGGCTGATCTGGTAGGCCCTGGCGACCTTCATCTCCAGGGCGAGCTGCGGGTCCCGGTCTAGTCTTTTGGGATCGCCGCGCTGGGCGCTCTCACGTTGACGTGCTGCGCCGCCAGGATCAGCGTGTTCCGCTCGGCCTGCGAGCACCGCTCATCGAGGAACACCGCCCACTCCTCGGCCGACAGGTCATCGTCGGCGCAGGCGAAGAACAGGGCGCGGGGGAAGGTCTCCTCGTTCCACGCCTCGTCTTCACCCTCGCGGGCGGGATGCTCCTCGATGAGCTTCTCGAAGTGCTCGGGCGGGAGTGCCGTCACCGTCACCTTGATGTAGCAGGCGTCCAGGGCGGCTATGGCGGCATCTAGGTCGCGGCGGGCGTCCGCGACATGCTTCGACCGCTGATTCCCCTGTTCCAGGTGGGCGGTCCGCCACGCCTCCTCGGCCAGCGCGACCTCCCGGCTCAGGCCGGTCAGGTCCGCGTCGGCGAGCGGGACGGTCAGGCTCGGCCGCTTCCGGCTGGTCAGCCGGTCCCGCAGGCTCGTCGTTGCTGCCGCCATTACGGGATCGTCACGTCCTCGGCGGGCTGCGAGGTGATCGCGAAGTTGATCTGCATGTCGGACGCCTTGTTGTCGTCCAGGTTCTTCGCGACCGAGGAGACCGTGACCGGGAAGACATCCATCTTCCTGCCGGTCACATCGCCGCCCCACATGATCAAAATGAAGCCGGTCGTGGTGCGCGGCAGCAGCGACCGGGCGTCCACGTTGTTCAGCGACTGGTACATGGTCAGGCTGCTGTCCGGAGACTCCGTCCGGCCCGCCACCTTGGAGGTGAACAGGGTGCCCAGGTCGGGCGCGTCGATGAGGTTCGAGCCGACGGACCAGCCGTTGGTGGCGTTGACCTCGTTCGACAGGTCCGTACCCGCGTTGATCTCCGAGCGGGTCGGCGCGGTCTTCACCGCTACCGACGTGCAGAACACCACCCGGGTGACGTTAGGCGCGAAGAAACGCGTGGTGGGCGTGATGTTGGTGGCAGACATCAGTCCTTCTCCTCAGTGCTGGAACGGCGGCCCCTGGCGGCCTTGGGAGCGGTCGGCTTGGCCGCGTCACCCTGCGGCGGGGTGTCGGTCGGCTCACCGGCCGGCGGCGGCGTGCCGGCGGCCTGGGAGGCCTGATGGGCGTCGTATTCGGCCTCGGTCAGCCAGCCGACGCTCCGCCAGTGGTCCACCGCCGATTGGGGAACCGTCGCATCGCCGATCTCGGGATTCGGGTGCTTGATCGTGACGAAGTCCATGCCGGCCCCTCAGGCGCTCGAACCGATGACGGCGATGTCGTAGGTGACCGACGTGCCCGCGCCGGAGTTGGCGACGTGCAGCAGGTCGCCGGTGCCGGCGGTGACCGGCCACGCGGTCGCGTCCGGGGCGATCATGGAGATCAGGCCACCGGGGCGAATCGAGATCGTGTGGGCGGCCGCGCCGAACGGGCCGACCCAGCCGTTGCTCGTCGCGTTGCCGAGCACGACGTTGTTGGTGTTGGCCGGCAGCGCGTAGACGATCAGAAGCTTGACGCGGGCCAGGGTCAGCGTCGCCCCGAACGGGTCGACCAGCACCCCCGACAGGTCCAGGTCCTCAGAAGACGAAGCGGTCAGGGTCCGCTCGTCGGACCAGACCTTGTCCGCCTGGTTCGCGGACGTCCCCGTCGCCATATTGATCTGGCGGACGAACGGCAGCCGGGAGGTGGCCGAGGTGAGGTCGAGCGGGCTCGCGGCGTCCGCGATCAGCTCGACGTGGAACTTGGTGTCCAAGGTCATGTTCTTGGGCCTCTCTGATCAGTGGAATCCGTGTCTGCGCGCGACCTCGGGCACGACGTCGGCGATGTCCCTGGCGATCCGCTCCGCGTCCTCGGCCACCGTGCCGAACAGGAACGGGCGTGACCTCTGGGCGACCCACCGGTCGCGGTGACCGAACACCGGGTGCCGGAACGCACCCCACTTCCCGCCGTCCTCATACGGCCGGGCATGCGGGGCGATCTTCCGGTTCACCACGATCCGGACACCCGGACGGCGGCCGAGCGACGTCGAAAGCTTCGTCGCGCCCGGAATCCGGGTCGACCACGATGCTTTGACCTTCACCTTCGCCACCGTGGGGCCGGCCGCGGTACGGAAGCGGGGCCGCAGTTCCCGCTTCACCTCCTGCGGGATCTTCCCGCCGAAGTCGGCGGCCAGCTGCCGGAGCTGCTCGCGGCCGGAGCTCATCGGTTCGCGTACGCGTCGATGGCGATGACGAACTGCACCGTGGCCACCGCGCCGTCAGTCGTCTGCTCGGAAGCTAGGGCCTCGGTCGACATCCGCGCCTGCATCACCAGGCCACCCAGCATCGGGTCGGAGTTCAGGAAGGCGGCCACCTCGCCGAGCAGGGCGAAGCACTGGTCCCGGACTGCCTTGGCACCCGTGCCGCCATTGAACGTGGAGGCGACGCTGGTGATCTCGTAGGCCTCACGGTCGGGCTCGCGGGCCAGGCCCTGCTGGCTGAGCGTGTTCACCACGGCCGCCTCGCCGGGCGTGCTGGTGAACCCGATACAGATCAGATCGTCTTCCGTCGTGATCGGCTGCCCGTCCACGACCTGGACGTCCGGCAGGGCCGCCGAAATCCCAGCGACCAGGTAGTCCAGGACGGCCGGGATCGTCGAGACGTTCACGCGATGCCGCCGACCGGAGTGCCCAGCAGTTCCTGCGCCCGGTACGGCACCGTGTAGGTGCTGCTGGTCGTGTCCACCGGCTCGCCGCTGAGAGGCGGACGTCCGCCGCCCGCGCTGCGCTGCGTCTCCCACATGTGCTTGAGGATGATCTTCGCGGCCTGGATGACGTTCGGGGACGTCGCCGTCGCCCCCGCGGCGTAGTCGACGACCACCACACCCGCCCCGTACAGGAACGGCATCTCGAACTCGCCCGCCAACCGCACGATCACACCCGAATCGGCGATGACCCGGTAGGCGGACGGGTCCAGGACCGTGCCGAACTCCGTCACGCTGGTCACCTGAAGGATCGGCCGGTGATCCACCATCACCCGGGACGCGCCACCGTCGAACACCTGCGAGTAGGAGGTGCGGGCGATCGCGCCGACATACCGCTCGCAGATCTTGGTGACCGCCCGGAGGAAGGCCTGGATCTCCGCGTCGTCGCTGGTCTGCGTGGCCGGGATGCGCAGATGCTTGCGGGCGTCGGCGAGGCTGATCACCTGGCCGCCGATGGCCGGCAGAACCTCGAAGAAGTCCGTCCAAGCTGACGCGTTGACGCCGGTCGCGACCCAGCGGACGTCATGGCGGCCGACCTGGACGCTCGGATAGTCGTAGGAGTACACGCCCGGCGGGCTGGAAGTCACCGCGCCCGATGAGGCGGTCGTCCCGTCCGGGAGCGTGATGGTCGCCGTGACACTGCCGGCGTCGGCGAGCGCCCCGGACTCGTCCCGGATCTGGACGCTCAGCGGCACCGTAGAGCCCAAGTCGAACGCCATCAGCCGCCACCTCCCATCCGAGAGCCAGAACTTGCATGCGGACCCATCACCACGCCCGCAGAGTCGCCAGCGGACGCCTCAGGTCCGGCTGCGGGGCCTGCCGTCATCGCCCCGCGCGACGACGCCGGGGACGTCCCGCTCGGCGGGGCGCGATACACCAGCGGCTGCGGCTGCTGTGAACGCGCGGCCGGAGCCGAAACCACCAGCACCAGCGGAACCGGCCCCGGCGGGACCGCTGGGGTCGGCGACGTCCGAACGACTATCGGCGCCGGAAACTGCGGGACGGTGGCCGGCGGCCGGACGACCAGCGGTTGCGGTGTCGCCGCCGGCACGTCGGCCAGCGACGAGCGGGCTATCAGCGGCGGCGACCATGACCGGGTGACGACCGGAGCCGCGACCACCATCGGTTCGGTGGTGAGCGGCGCCGCCGTAACCGCGTCGGCCAGCGACGATCTGGCGACGACCGGCATGGTCGGCGTCTGCTGCCGTGTCGGTGTGGTGACGACGACCGGCGATGGCGTGGTGAGGACGGGTGCGTCGGCCAGCGACGACCGACCCGTGATGACGGGTGTGACCGGCGTTGGTGTCGGCGGCGGCGTGACGACGACCGGTTCCGGTGTCGCCGTGGTCGCGACCGCCGCGTCCGCCAGCGACGAGCGGCCGATGACCGGCTGGGGCGGGACGGTCAGGCTCGGGCTGGTGGCGACGACGACCGGCTTGACGGCCGGCGGCACATCGGCCAGCGAGGACCGTGACGTCGTGGCGTAGCCGCGCTGCGGCGGTGTGGGTGCCGCCAGGACGAGCGGGCCGGGCGTCGTCAGCACCGGTGCGTCGGCGAGCGAGCTCCGGTAGACGACCGGGATGTTCGGGGTGCCGAACCGCGGCGTGGCCGCGGCCTGGACGACCTTCGGTGCCGGTGTGGTCAGAACCGGCGGGTCGGCCAGCGATCCGCGGGCGATGACCGCCGGAGTTGGGTGAGCGCGGCCGTGCACCGCCACGGCGCGCCTCCTAGATCAGCCGAGCGAGACGGTAGATCGAGCCCCACGGTGCTTCAAACCGGTAGCTGACGTGCTGGTTTGAGCCGTCGATCGTCAGCACGTCACCGTCGAGATGCATATCCGCGTGGCCCTGGCCGGCGGCGACCTGCGCCAGCAGCTGCTCAGAGAGCAGGATCTGCGGGTCGGCCCGCTCCACCAGCAGTCGGCCGTCGATGTTGTGCAGGATGCACTGGCCGGGGCCGGGGACGACCAGCTCGTGACCGACCTGCATCAGGTCCGCTCGAACCACATGGTCGCGTTGACGTTCACCGCGGCCGGCGCGGTGCACCGCATGGTGATACCCGCCGATACCGGGGTGTCGTGCGTGGACCCGAGCGGCCAGTCGTAGATCACCAGGCCGCCGTTCGGGGTGAGGGTCCACCGGTCGAACGCGGTCAGCACGGTCGGCTCCGAGGTGGAGTTGTAGAAGCCGGTGAAGCCGGCCGTGATGGTGCGGCCGTAGTTCTGGATCGCGGTACCGCAGGTGGTGTTGCCGGTACCGACCGTCGAGTTGGTCGCCAGCGTGTTGTCCATCAGCTCGACCAGCACCGGCACGGCCGAGGCGGTCACGCCATCGAACCCGATCCTGATCTTCGTCAGGTCGATGCCGAACTGGGCGGGCGCGAGCACCGTCAAGATGCTCTTGGCGGTGGCAGCCGACAGGGCGACCGCGGCCAGGGTTGAGTAGCTGTATCCAGCCTTGGACATGGTTTTTCTCCTGTTTGTCGGTCTACCAGGTGCTGGCTTGCATGACTGCGGCCTGCGGGACGACCAGCGTTTGCGGGCCTGGCTGCGATGACGCCGCGGCCTGGATCTCCAGCGCGGCCATGCTCCACTTCTGGCCGGTCGGGGCCGTCATGCCGACTGTCTGCGACCCGGGGCTGGCCGCGGGCATGTACCAGTAGTACTGAACGGTGTTCGCGCCGCTGGAGCTATCACCGAAGGTCTCGCCCGTGCCGCTGGAGCTGTAGCCGGGCGTCCCGGGCGCGACGCTCTGCTCGTCGCCGTTCAGCACGGTGACGGCGCTCCCAGTACCGGCCGTCGTGATCGACATCGACGGCAGGCCTGCGGAGGAATACTGCGCCGTCGCGGTCGCCGGGGTGGCCGCGAGCTGGGCGCCGGGCCAGACCTCGACCAGTTGCGTGTGGTAGCAGGACGCGGCCGGGGCCGACAGGGTGATGGTGAAGCTCGTCGTGGACGTCGCCACCGAGCTGAACATCGTCCCGTAGGTGGCGAAGCCCGTCGTCGCGGTCGTAACTCGTCGGGTGTAGGTGAGGCTGCCACCGGACGGAGTCCCTGCCGCCGTCCCCGCATCCCAGGTCTGAGCTTTGACGATGATCAGATCGCCGAGGTTGACCGCGACCGTTGTGGGCGTGGCCAGCGTGCTACTGTCGCCGCCCTTCGCGGACTCGGTGAAGTAGGTGACGGACGGCGCCAGGGTCACGGCGGGGCCGAGCTAGTCCGCAGTCGCCTGCGGCTTGCGGCCACGGCCCGACGCGGGCGCCTTCGGCTCCGCCGCGGGCTTCGCTTCGGCCGGGGGCGGCGGCTCGCCGCCGTACGCCGCGATCTCCTCGTCCACCAGCGCGACCCGCTCGTCCAGGCCGCGCCGGACCAGGCCCGCCCGCTCCCGCAGCAGCGCAGCGACCCTGCGCTCATCAGTCGGCATGATTGCTGTCCTCTCAGGCCGACAGGACGTCGAGCCGGATCTCATAGGTGACGTTCGGGCTCGTACCGGCCACCGTCGAAGTGGCCCGCACGAAGTTGCTGGTGACCTTCGCGACCGCGACCCGGTTCCCGGCCGCCGTCAGCTGCGTGATCGACGAACCGGCGATCGCCGACCACGACGAGCCGTCCGCCGACTGTTCCAGCGAGGCGTCCAGCGTCGGCGTGCCGGAGGAAGCGGAGGCGTGAACGGACATGGTGACCCAGCCCGCCACGTCCGCCGCGGCGATCGGCCCGGAAGTGTAGGTCCCGGCAGCGCGCCCCGCCGAAGCGAGGGCGACATCTCCCATGACGGGCTTGAGGCCCATGAGCGTGTCCTTTCCTGCATGAGAGTCGGATTCAGGAGGGGCCAGCCTCCAGGTACTCGATGACTCGGCGGAACATCTCCGGCGAGTCGCCGAACCGGCCGAGTAGCAGGTTGTGCTCCGGACAGAGCAGACCACGCACACGGCCGGTTTCGTGGCAGTGGTCGACGTGCAGATGTGTGCGATATCTGCCTGCGACAAGATCTTCAGGCTTCACGCCACAGAGCGCACAGCCGCCGTCTTGTTCAGCGAGGATGCTGTCGTAATCCGCTGCGGTGATTCCGTATTTGCGGCGCAGATGTGTGTCACGGGCGCGGCCCGACTTCACGCGATCGACTTCCTTGCACTCGCGTGAGCAGATATTTCTATCGCGCGAGACCTTGATCTGCTTCGGGACGTAGGTTCTGCCGCAGACCGAGCATGTACGAGGCTCGTGGGACGCGGTGACTCTGTCTCCGCGATTGTTCGCGTTGACGCATGCGCGACACCACGTCCCGGCCTTTCCTCGATGAGAAGCCGAATACTGGTCGATCGGCTTCTCTTGTTTGCACCCTCCACACCTCTGCATCTCCATGCCTTCAATTGTATTAGAAGGTAGGAGACTAGAAGGTTAAAATGTCGGGGCAATCAAGCCAGTGCCACCGATTTTGGACGAGCCGTTGGTGTAGCGGGCGAAGGTGTACGCGAAGTACGAGTACGCGACCAGCAGCACCCCGAGGGACGCCGCCGCCGGCTGCTCGGCCCGGATGAACAGCGGAGCCTGCGGGTCCTCCCACAGGTGGCACTCCGAGTTCGCGACGACGTAGATCTCATCCTCGGTGCCGGCGCCCAGGGCCGTCGAGATGTTGTTGTCGGTGACGACCTCCAGGCCCGACGGCAGCACGCCACGGACACCGGAGTTGTAGCCGCTGGCCGGGTTCGCCGTCGCGCCCGCCTGCGTCGGCAGGTTTGTCCAGTTCACCATCGGCCAGGTGGCGCTCATCTGGCTCGACAGCCAGTACCAGCGCCTGCTGTGCATGATGGCGTGCGACGGGCGGCCCATCGCCAGCAGGGCCGCCTCGACGCCGCTGGCCGCGCCCAGGATCTTCGGGTACAGCTCGGCGCCCGTCGGGGACGCATCCGTGTAGGTGAACGACTGCGCGACGTTGGTCAGGCCGTTCGTCGCCTGGTTCAGCAGCGTCGAGTCCAGGATGGTCGCGACCCGGTTGAACAGGTCCTGCATCGTCACGTCTTCGATGCCGGTACCGCGGTCGATCGCCTGCCGGGAGATAGTCTGCTGGCCGGCCGCCGTCTGCACGTTGACCGTGAGCAGCGTGTCGTCCATGTTCGTCTCGGACACGGCGTTGTTCTCAGCCGCCTGCAGCGCCGCCGAGGAGCTCGTGGTGACGCGGGAGATGTTCACCGACATGCCGTCGGCGGGCAGCGGGTGCCGGTTGCAGATGTCGGCGAACGGGCGCAGGCCCGCGGTGGCCGGCGCGTACATGTCGGTCAGGTACTGCGGCACGGTCAGACCCGACCAGGCGCCGGTGCCGACCGCACGGGTCAGGTACTCGGCCCGCTCGACCCGCTCCTCCTGCATGTGCCGCGACAGCCGCGACGCCGCCTCGACATCCTGGTAGGCGAACTGGCGGGCGATGTCCATCAGGAACAGCTTCCCGACGGGGTCCTGGTCCTTGCGATAGGTCCGCTCCTCGCGGCCGACCCGGGCCACCTGGTCATAGGACGGCTTGCGGGCCTGCGCCGAGGTGTCCTTGACATCCCGCTGCTTCTCGGCCCGCTCCATCTCCTCAAGCTTGAGCTTGTTGACGTTCGCCAGCTTGTTCTCGATGCCCTCGATGTCCCTGCCGGCCTGGTCGCGAGCGGCGAACAGCTCAGCCGTCCGCTCGTCCTCCTCGGTGGTGAGGTTGGCGCGACCGTCTTCCTGCGCCTTGGCGAGGATGAGCTTGATCTCCTCGCCGCACTTCGTCCGCCGCTTCTTCGCGGCCTCCAGTTCGACCTCGATCGAGGCGATCAGGTCGTCGATGGTTCCGGGCATGATGCCTCTCCGTGTGCTCGATGGGTTGCCGCTGATCTCCTGCGGCACGCCGGGGCATCTGCCGGAGTGCATGGCGATCACGCCGCCGGGACTTCTGCCGGAGGCGGTGCTGTGCGGTCGTGCTGTGGTGCGCTCGGCCGCCTGGGGCATCTGCCAGGCGGCCTAGTGAGTCAGTCCTCGCCCTGCTCGACGAGCAGCCGGGTCCGGAGCATGGAGATCGACCGGCCCTGGGCGGCAGGCTCGGCATCTGGAGCCTTCGGCGCCGGGGCGGGCGGTGCGGCGGGAGCCGCGGCCGGAGCGGGCGGTGCGGGGGCGTTGAGGCGCTGCGACAGCAGCGTGTACGCCTCCCGGGCCACCAGCGGCGGCAGGTTCGGGATATCGGCCAGGAACTCGCCGGAGCGGGCCGCGACCGAGGTGTAGGGGTTCGCGCCGTAGGTGACCGGGCCGACGTCGCCGCGGTCCAGGTCGACCGCGTTGATCCGGTACTCGGTGTAGTCCGGGGACCACTGGCCCGAGGTGATGGTGAACATGAAACTCTGTTCGGTCACGTCCTGGTCGTCCATCGCGTGGATCAGATCCTGGACGTCGGCGCGCTTGGGGTTCAGCCACGCACGGTCGCCCAGGCCCGTCGAATCCGCCCACAGCTCCAACCGGCCGTTCTGCGTACTGGCCATCGGCATCCCGCCGTGGTTGAACCGGTACACCACCTGGGGCCCGGCCGACAGCGTCTGGTCGAACGCCCCCGCCGACACGATCTCCGTATACGGGCCGAACATGTCGTACATCTCGTACGCCTGCTCGACCACCGAGGCGTAACCCTCGACCAGATTCCACTGCATGTCGTCGCGCATCACCTTCGACGCGCGCAGCTCAGTGCGGGCACGCACCGGCTGACGCTCAGGGCGGCCGCGCGGCGTCGTCATCGGCTCCTCGGCGGACGCTGCGGACATGCGCGCGGCCGCGGCCGCGGACCGCAACACGGTCATGTCGGTCATTGCAGAGCTCCAGGAAGAATCGTCGATGACGGAGACGTGCTCGACGGCGCGGCCTTCGGACTGCCGAAAATCTTCGTGAACTCGGCCAGCTGCGCATCGGTCAGCGGCGGCCGGTCCTCCAGCTCCCGCGCCTCATTCGGCGTCAAAGTCCGGGCGTCGATCTGGGTCTTCAGCACCGTCGCCCGCGTCTGCGCGTCCATCCGCAGCAGCGACTCCCGCTTCAACTTCACGTACCGCGGGGCCGGAGTCAGCCGGGACAAAGCCGTCTCACGGCGGACGACCGCCGGGTCCAAATGCATGATCAGGAACTGCAGGTTGCGCTGGTCGATGCGGGCGTAGGTGATGCTGCCCGTCGAGGTGACCGCGTCGACCAGATCACCCGGCACGTCGAAGAACCGGGCGATGTCGCCGATCGAGAACGACTTCGCGTCCAGCCAGTTACTGCCGGCCTGCTCGGCCTGCAGCATGTTGTACTCCCAGTCGGCGCCGGTCACGAACACGTCGCCGTTCTGCGTCGCGGTCTTGAACCGCTCCTTGATGACGCGGGCCTGCCCGTCATCCATCGACTTGGCCGTGCTCTTCAGATGCGCGGCCGGGATACCGCCGTTGCCGAACCACTCCAGCGCGAACTGCTGAATGCTCAAGTACTCGCCGATCGACCAGGCCGCATAGGCGACCGGCGACAAACCCACCGGCAGGCCGGCGACCGTGTACTGCTTCTCGTGCCACACCTCGGACGGGTCGTACTCGATACCGCAGATCCGGTACGCGGTGATCTTCCCGCCCTTGGTCTTCACCGTCGTCTCAGAGATCGGCTGCAACTCGATCCGTGCCGGGAAGTTCAGCCCGTCCCGAGCCGTGATCAGCCCGACCGCGTTGCCGGCCCGGTCCAGATCGAACTGCGAGCTGTACAGCCACTCCTGGATACCGGACTGATCTCCGGCCGGATCCACGAGCACCGCGGGCTTGGGAACCTCCACCTGAACACCGCCGACCCGGCGGTACAGATCCACCGGCATCGTCGAGATCAGATTCGCTCGCAGCCGCAGCGCCGCCCACACCGCGCTGTGCCGCAGCGCCGTCTCGTTCGTGACCGACACGGCACCCTTGCGGGTAGTCGGCCGCCGCTGGACCATCGCCTCCACCGGAGGCCCGAACAGGCTGCTCGTCCGCTTCTGGAACAGGCTCACCCGTCAACCCCCGCGGGCGCCTTCGGGGTGCTGAGCCGGGCACCCACCCAGGACCCGGCCAGCACCACCGCACCCGCGACGGCAAGGCCACCCCAGCCCAGCCACGGGAACACCAGCGCACACACGCCGGCCGCCACGAGCAGGAGGCCCAGCACGTCCAGCAACGTCGTCACCAGCTCCACGCGGACCTCCCCTCAGTAGACCGATTGGAGAATGTCGTAGTCGGGCTGCCTCAGAAGCATCCACAGGGCCCCCGACGCGGAGACGATCGGAGAGATGTCCGCCGACTTGCGCCGCGACCACGTCCACAGATCGTCGCCGAGCGGCCGCTTCACCGCGCCGCCCAGCGCCATCTCGTAGGCCGGATCGCCATCGTGCGTCAGGCCCCGATCAGCTACCAGCTTCTGCATCTGCGCACACGCCCGGCCCATGTCCTGGCCGGTCAACTCCTCCAGCGTGACCCCGAGTTCAGTCAAGCCAGGGGCCAGCGCCTTGGCCGCGCCCGTACCCAGCACACCGAACCGAGCGCCGGGGTACCGGTCGGCCAGTTCCTTGACCCGGCCGTCCTGCCCCTCCATCCAAGCCACGCCGCCGCGGTAGTCCGCCAACTCCAGACGCGGCTGACCGGACAACATCACCGAGGCGGTGATACTGCCCGACGCGAGGCCAGGGGACGCGTCGATGAAGAAGCACGGCGTTCCAGCTGGTCGCTCCTGCACGTCCCATCGGAGGGCCACCCAAGCGCCCGTCTCGATCGGCCGTTCCTCGTCCTCGGCCAGATCGAACCAGCCGAGACGCTCGCGTCCGAACTCCTGCGGCGGTAGCGCGCGCCGCTCCGCCCGGACGAACTCGTAGGTGATGCGCTTGCCGACCGTGTGCGAGGCCATCGGCCACAGCGACTCGTCATCCAGCGCACAGCCCTCGACGCCGACCGCGTGCGAGCAGTTCTGCCCCGCGGCGCACGGCGGGGCGTCCCATCCGCCCGGCGCGCAATACTCGACCCAGACCAGGGACGGATCGCCGCCCTTGCGCCCGCGATCCCGCAGATTCCGAAGATGGTCACTGCCGGCCAGGCCCGCACTCGATCCGTACAGGATCTGCGGGTCCTCACGGGCCGACAAGGTCGGGATCAACGCGCCCATCGACTCAGCCGACAGGAACAGCGCCTCGTCCATCACCAGGCGCTTACCGCCCAGACCGCGGCCGCCGCCCTTGCTGCGGGCCAGGAACTCCAGCCTGGCCCCGGAGTGGAGCTCGACGGATTCCTCACCGTTCGCGTACGTGATCTTCTTGACGCGCTTGGACAGGTACGAAGTCGCGTCGATCAGCCGGCAGACGTCCGCGAACGCATCTCTCGCCGTCCGGAACAGGTGCGCAGTCCACACGATCCGGTCCGCGTCGAACAGGAACAGATCGGCGAGCACCACCGGCATGATGACGCCGCCGGTCTTCCCGTTCTGCCGCGCCTCGATGATCGCCGCTTCGAGGGCCACCCACCGGGCGCCACGGCCGTACGACAGGATCGCGTCCACCGCGAGGCGCTGATCGGCGTCCAGCTTCCGACCGGCCAACTCGATCAGGTCCGCAGCCTCATCGCCATACGAGCCGACACGGTCCGGCACCCACAGGTGCGCCGGGCCGACGAGATCAGGCACCCGCGGTCTTCCTCATCCGCCGCTGCGTCAACTCGTCCAGCGCGTCATCGGCGGCAGGAGCATCCGCCAAGGCCTCGGCCATGACCGCACGAAGCTCGCGGCTCACCGACGCCCGCGCCGACCCCGTGTCGAACGGCGAAGCCATCTGGCGCGCCAGTTCGACGGCCTGCTGGCCGAGCACACCATCGAGCCGACCCGCGGCCTGCAACTCGCGGCGCACCGCTGCCACAAGCGGCGGCTCCGCGGAATCGACGCTCGCGGCCTGCCGGCCCTTCCGAGAGCCGCGCTGCCGACAGGTGTCACTGCAGTACTTCGCCGACGGGTGCCGCTGCTCGATCGATTCGCCGCAACCCGCACATGATCGGCCCATTCGGGGGCCTCCTCACGGGGTGTGACCGCCATAGCTCAAGAGAGAGAAATGGTTGAC